ATGACGCAGATCCGCGCGGCGGTCGCTCGCTTCCGTCAGCAGAACGTCCCCGAGTACGCCGACGGCTCGTTCCACTCGCACCTCGACCCGATCTCCGAGGCCGAGATCTACGAGTCGACCGAGTTCCAGCGCCTCAACACGAGCTTGCCGGACTATTACATGTACCGGCAGTTCGCTATCGGCCAGATGCTCGGCGTGACGTTCTTCCGCAACACCGAGTGCCCAGTCAAGGAGACCGTCATCGGTGCCGGCGACAGCAACGCGACCGAGGTCTTCACGCAGGACGATCCGTTCGCGGGCGAGATCTGGAACGCCTCGAACACCGAGATCCACCGCGTGCTGTTCTCGGGCCAGGGCGGTCTTAACGAGTACTACCAGGACGTCGGTCAGTACATCACCGACGCCGGTCTGACGGGCAAGCTCGCGACGCCCGCCATCACGAACAACGGCATCGAGGTCAACTCGGACAAGATCACGCTGATCATGCGCGCGCCGCTGAACCGCCTGCAGGATCTCGTCTCGACCTCGTGGCGCTACGTCGGCGACTTCGTCTGCCGCACCGACGCCGCCGTCGGCGACAAGAGCCGCTACAAGCGGATGCTGACCGTCGAGCACAAGTAGGCTACGCTGCCACCTCTCGGGCCTCCGTCGCGATGCAATCGACGGACGGAGGCCCACCAAGGTCGCGACTCGGCAGCTCCAAGCGGAGCGCCACACGACAGCGGCAGCAGTCGTGAGTCGCAACCGAGGCGATGCCCACCAGGCGTGGGCTAGCAAACGCCTCGCACTGTGACGCTCGGAGAGCGTCACCTACCGGCGGGGCTTCGGTCCGCGCCGGCACACGGGCAAACCCTGCGACTTCGGTCGCATGGAACCGCCCGATAACTTGGACACGACGGCTTCGGCCGTCGGGCGTCGAGGGTTCCGAGCTTTGCTCGGACCTCACATGACGTGCGGCGCAGAAGCGTCGTGGGAGCATCGGGGACAACCTCCGTTAATGGTTGGTTCGCTCCCGCGACACACACTCTGCGCCGCGTCTTTTTTTTGAGGATTCCACATGGGTCGTCCGAGGAAGTACCCGCTCGCCACGTCGGCAGACGCCGCCCAGGTCGAGTTCGTCGTCGAGCCACCGCAGGCCGTCGATGCCGCGCCCGTCGTCGTGTCCGTCGTCGTCGAGAAGCCGCGCGCCGGCCTCTACCGCGTGACGCGGGGCATCTGGTTCAACCAGCACGGGGCGTCGCAGTGGCTTGCGGTAGGGACTCTCATTGACGAGTCCGTCGTGGGCGCTGCTCACATCGCGGAGCTCAAGAGGCATCGGATTCCGCTTGAGGAGGTGTAGCCGTGCCGTCCCTGCTCACCGATCACGAGAAGGCGCAGATCCGACAGATTCTCGGCTACCCGAACGTCTCCCGACTCACGACGCTCATGGAGCTCGCGCCCGCGCCGCGCCAGCTTTCGTTCCTGCTCGAGCCGGCGATGGACGCTCTTCTCCCGCAGGCGGTCGCCATCGTGCGAAAGCTCATCTGTCAGTGCGAGGCCATCGAGTGCCAGCTCGGGCAGAGCGCGGACCGCATGCAGGCCGCCTCGGTGGGCAACCTCAAGATGCGCGCCGACGAACAGGACGCGCTCGAGAAGCTCTACGTTCGATTCGGTCGACGCCTCGCCGATGTCCTCGGCGTGCCGCCATATCAGCTGTCCGTCCGCTACCAGACCGACCAGACCGTTAACCTCGGGCCGTACGCGGGCAACCTCCGCATGCGGACGATGAACTAGCCAATGTCGTCCTGCGCCTCGAAGCCGAACCCCTACGCGCCGCTCACGTTCGACGAGATCCAAAAGTCGTTCGCGCGGAAGATGATCCCGCTCGCCGACTCGGCGCGGGCGCTCGGTGTGCGGATGGGCATCAAGACCTACGAGGTCCGCATCGTCCGTACTGCCTGGACGGGTGGCTTTCGCGGCGAGGGCATGGAGTACGTCGTCGAGGAGCACCAGCTCACACCGACGCCGATGCTCTCGGGACTCGACGGCATCACGCAGGCGACGGAGAGCGTCGGTCAGATAGAGCAGGGCAACGTCACGCTCTCCGAGATCAGCGGCCGCTACACCGAGGACTTCCTGCGCGGCTTCGGCGTCGACGGCACCGCGCCGGGTCCGAACGAGCAGGTCTTCTACGAGGTCCGCTACCCGACCGCTGACGGCGACGGCATCCGGCGTCGCTTCTATCTGCGCGCCGGTCCCGCGTACTACGCCGATACCGCCGAATGGAAGTTGTCTCTCGAGCGCCAGGTCGAGGACCGTCCGCCGGAGCGGTACTGATGGCGACCATCCCGATCAATGACCTGCCTGGGTACATGAGGCGGCTTGGTGTTGCCTTTGGTCCTGCGATTCTGCGCGGCCTCACGGGGGCAGCGGTCCGGTCGGTGGCAACGCTGGCGACTGAGAGCAACCGCAAGCGTGTGCGCGACACGGGCCGATATCTCAATGGCTGGACCCACTCGCCCGCCATGAGCCTTGGCGCCGTGAGCGCGGTCGTTCGCGTCTACAACGACGCGCCGTACTCTGGCGTTATCGAACTCGGTCGTCGAGCCGGTCGCAAGATGCCGTGGCTTCGTACGGTCCCGTTACAGTCGCAGCCCATCTACATGTGGTGCATCCGGCAACTCGGCATGACCGCTGACGAAGCCGAGAAGGCTGCCTGGGGTATCGCCGCCTCGATCAAGCGCAAGGGCATCAAGGGCAAGCACGTTCTGAGCGATGTCGCGGACAATCTGGCGAATGACGGTGCAAAGGAGGTCGCGAAGGCGCTTAGGCAGGCCGTCCGAAGCCTTCCGCCGCGAGGAGGCGGTAGCTGATGTCTTCCTGTCCTCCTAATCAAGCACCGCTCAGTCCCGTAATGAACGCGCCGGGACCACTGTTCTACGGCGGCACCGACGTCACGCCGGTCCTGCGAAACAACACGCCGCCCGTCATCACGAATCGGCACGAGACGGACGCCCGTACGGCACTGACGCGCGGCCTCGCCATGTACCTGCGCGGCCTCGAGTTCGACGGCGGCGCGGGGCGTATTCTCGCCTTCGGCAACCGCGTCTTTGAGAGCTACGCCGACCCCGAGGTGCAGGCCGCCTTTCCGTCGGCGATGGTCTCGAGCGACACGCCCGGCACCTACGACTCGTCGCGGCTCACGCCAGGCGAGCCGGTCGACCGCGTGCAGGCGAACGAAGGGAACGCGCTCATCTCAACGAGCGAGTTCGTCATGGACATGGTCATCGACATCTGGGCGACCGAGAACCGGTCCCGTATGGCGCTCGTCGCCGGCATGGAGCAGGCGCTCTCGCCGGTCGACTGGATGTACGGGCTCCGACTCGACCTGCCGTTCTACTTCGGCGCTCGAGCTGGGTACGAGCTCCAGAGCGTGCAATACATCGACAGCGAGGAATCGGCGACCCGCCGCTACCGGCGCGCGTCGATGGTCGTCTCGGGGCGTGTCCCCGTCTATCGCTTCGCGACGAAGCCATTGGCTCGTCCCCGCTTCACCCTCGACGTCACCGCGCCGGAATAGGAACGGCGCCGAAGGAGTCTCACTATGGGCGCAGGTTTTATTCAGCGGTTCGGGTCGTTCCCGTCCGTCCAGCAGATCCAGACCATCGAAGGCGTCGTCATCATCGACGGCGTCGGGCCGGCGCAGATTCAGGGCACCGGGACCGGCGTGGTGGGCATCGTCGGCGAGTTCGCGGATGTCACCTACGCGGTGCAGGTCGAGGGCGGCAACGTCACCTCGGCGCCGCAGCCGGTCTTTGTGACCAGCGACGCTGACCTCGTCTCGAAGGTCGGTCCGTTCGACAGCACGCTCGGCCAGTTCGGCGGCGCGTGCGGCAACGGCCTCGCCGACATTCGCGGCAAGCGGTTCGCCGGCCTCGTCGTCGCGCCCATCAACCTCGCCTCGGACAAGGCCGTGCGCCTCGTGCGCGACCTGCCGACGAACGCCTCGGCGTCGAACCCATCGCCGGTCGTTCCGATGGTCGGCGCCACGGTGTTCGCCGGCACGCTGTTCCAGGACAATGCGGCCGAGAAGCAGACGAAGTCGGCCGGCGCGGTCGTCTTCTCGTCGGTCGGCGCCTACGTCTCCGGCGTCGACGGCGTGTCCGTCGCGGGCGGCTCCTCGGGCGGCCAGTTGTTCAACAGCGCGGGCGGCGCGTTCGTGACGAACGGCGTGTCGGTCGGCGACGCTATCGTCATCGGCGTGCTCGGGACCGACGCTGACGCGGACACCTACCGCGTGCGGCAGGTCGTCTCGGAGACGCAACTCGTCGTCGGCAAGCTCGATGGCACCAACTTCGTCTGGGCCGGCGACACCGCGCTCCCCTGGCGTATCCATGTCGCGGCGACGGCCGACTCTGGCGCGGGCCTGTTCTCGACGCTGGCGCAGTTCACCGTTCCCGCTCGTCCGATCATGGAGAGCGTGGCTGAGGGCGTCGTCCTCACGCCGGCCGTACCCGCCGCTGCGGCGACGGCCACCTCGTGGCAGCCGCTCTCGGGCCTCAAGCTCTGCACGCAGCCCGGCTCGGGCAACGGCTTGACCTACACGGCCGCCGTGCAGGCGCCGAACGCGGCGAACAGCACCGAGATCCTCGCGAAGTACGCCGAGGTTCTCACCGCGCTCGAGAGCGACAGTGACCCGGCGAACACCATCAACATCGTGATGACGTCGCGCGCCGCGCGGCTCAACGCCTACAACCTGCGGCAGCTCGCGCAGAACCGCTCGCAAGCCGGCCTCGGCATGGTTGCCGTCGTGGCGCCGGGCCTCGCCTGCCAGACGCTCGGCGCGGCGACGTCCTCGAGCTCGGGTGCGACGACCGACCAAACCTTCGGCGTGGCCTCGCCCGACGCCGCCGGCCGCTCGGACCGCGTCATATACACCTGGACCGGTGTGCGTCAGTACAACGCCGACGCGGTGGGCGTCAGCATCGCGACGGCGACGGGCGGTTCGACGACCGACGGCGTGCTCGATCTGACCGCCGCCGGCCATCTGTGCTCGGTGCTCTCGCTCATCCAGCCGGAGCGCAACCCCGGCGAGCTGACCGACGTTACGACCTCGGCGCTCTCAACGGTGCTCGGGCAGCAGCGCGGCGCTCCGGTACTGACGCGGGCCGACTACGAGGTGCTCAAGTCGTTCGGCATCTGCGGCATTCGCATCGACCGCTCGAGCGGGCCGGTCTTTCAGTCGGGCATCACGACGTCGCTCACGTCGGGCCGCACGCGCATCAGCCGCCGCCGGATGGCCGACTTCATCCAGGACTCGCTCGCTCGCCAGTACAACCTATATGTCAAGCAGCTCATGTCCGAGACCATCAAGACCGCGCTCATCACCGAGACGGACGGGTTCCTCGCCGGCCTGCTCGCGAAGGCCACGCCGAACCTGCAGCGCATCGCCGGCTACACGGTCGACCCGACCGGCGGCAACACGCCGGAGCTCGAGGCGCAGGGCATCTACGTCATCGGCGTCGCGGTCCGTTTGCTGTCGGAAATGGACAACATCGTTCTGAGTTCGAGCATTGGCAGCGACGTAGTCGTGACCGTCGTCTAGGTGCTAGAGACTGAGTGACGCCGCGCCACCCACCGAGGGTGGAATAGGGCGCACGGTGACCCGACGAGGGGCCGTGCGCCTTTCGTCTTTTTGGAGGTTCCCATGCCCAGCTATCGCGTACGCGGACAGGAAGTTTCGGTGCAGGTCGTCCAGAACGGGAAGATCGTCGCGGAGTTGACCGACGTGAAGTCCTTCGACGTCGAGTTCCAGATGGACGTGATGAAGGAGGGCTACCTCGGCGAGTTCACCGACCGCCGCGACGACATGTTCAAGGGCATCTCGGGGAAGATCGAGTTCCACATCGAGAACAACGCGCCATTCGACTTCATCAACGCCATCGTGCAGCGGTCGCAGTCGCGCGTGAAGGGCACGCAGTTCAACGTGCAGTCGACGATCAACCTGCCGAACGGGCAGGTCAAGCGGCTGCTCGTGAACGACATCTTCTTCTCGAACGTCCCGGTGAACGTCTCGGGCCGCTCGGACTACGTCACCTACTCGCTGCCCTACGAGGCGGCGGAAGGCAAGTTCCTGTAAGACCGACCGATGAAGCGCAAGACCAGGGGTAACCACTAGCCGTCAGGGAGACGCGCATGATTCCGGGCACCGACAACTCACGACCCGTCTACACCTACCAGATCCCCGCCAAACTCGCGGCCGAGGCCGAGGTCTCGAGCGTGACGCTCGTTCACCTCACGGCGGCCGAGGAACTCGCGGCGGCGAAGCGCGCGGGCGGCACCGACCCGCTCCGCCTCGGCAGCGAACTCGCCAAGGCGGCGCTGCACAGCATCAACGGGAAGGCGCTGTCGGTCGTCAACAACGAGAAGGAGCAGGCGTGGCACAAGCTACACCCCAAGCTCCGCTCGCTGGTGCTGCAGGCGTACAGCAAGCTTCACGCGCCCGAGAGCGAGGACGTCGAGTCTTTTCTCGCGAGCGAGGTGGTCGAAGCGGCGTAAACCTCGCTGGGTTCGTCGCCGCCTATGCTCAGGTGTCGGTGCGCGAGCGGGTCGAGTCGGTCTGGGAGCTGGTCGCCTTCTGTGGGCGGTACGGGCACCAGTCGATTGGCGACCTGCTCGCCATGCCTCTGGCTGAGTTGAGTGCTTTCGCTCGCGCGCTTCAGAAGCTCATCGAGCGCGAGGCAGACCCGCTCCACGAGCGGATGATGGCGGGTGGCTAATGGCGGGCGTCCAGAATATCGTTGAACTCCTGTTCCGGGTCTCGGACCAGGCGAGCGGTCCGAGCCGCAATATTGCGTCCAGCTTCGACGGCCTCAAGAGCGCGGCGACGGCGGCTGCCGCCGCGACGGCGGCGATTGGCGCAGGCGTGCTCGCGGCAGCCAAGCAGGCGGTCGACCTCGGGTCGAAGTTTGAGGACACGAGCATCAACATCGCCGGCAACATCCGCGCCTTCGATCTGGCTCCGACGTTCGACGCCGCGACCAAGTCGGCAGCCAACGCGCTCGACACCATCGAGGCGATGGCGGCCAAGTTGCCGGGCGAGACTGACCAGTACATCGAGGTGTTCAAGATTGCTCTGCCAAAGGCCATTGAGTCTGGCATGAACGACATCAAGGCCATCACCGATCTGACATCGCGCTTTACTGCTGTCGCCGTCTCAAGCGGTGTCGATGCAGGACAGGCGGGCATGGACTTGTTCCGCATGCTCGCCGGTCAAGCTGGCGCCGACGTCAAGATGTTCACCTCTCTCGCACCGCATCTCAAGATGACGGCGGTGGAGTTCAACAAGCTCACCATCGAGGCCCGTCGCCTCGCCATCGACAAGTCTCTCGGCAACTTCAAAGAGATGATGGAGGCGGCAGGTAACACCTTCTCGTCGAAGATGGGTGAGGCGCAGTCACACCTCAAGACGCTAGTGCGCCTCGCTGGCGAGCCGATATTCACGGCGGTCGTCGAGCATCTCAGCAAGATGAACGAGTACCTGTCAGCCAACAAGGCGTCGCTCGTCGACATGGGGAAGGCGCTGTCAACGACGCTGATCTCGGGCGTCAAGACGCTGGCAGATCACTTCGAGACGATAGTGAAGGCGGGCAAGAATCTGCTCGAGGTCTTCGTCGCCTTTCGGGCGGGCGTGGTCGCGACGCAACTCGTCAACGGGCTGATGCTCATCGTCAAGGCGTTTCAAGCCATCCGCACGGCAGCGGTTGGAGCTGCAGCGGCGGAAGCCTTCGCGACTGGCGGCATATCCGCGCTCGCGGGAGCAGCGGCGGCGGCCTCTGTTTACGCCGCATTCAAGATGACCGAATCGGACATCGACAAGTCGTTCGGACAGCACCAAGCGGCAGCGGAGAAGGCAGCCAAGGTGGCCGACATCGCGCAGATGAATAAGGGCGTCGCCGAACTCAGCCAGATCCTCGGCGACATCACGCAGGGCAAGTACACAAAGATCGGCGACATCCTGCCGACCGAGGGACCGGAGGCGCTGCGACTCGCGCTGAAGGAAGTTGGACGGTCCTACTCGACGTTGTCCGAGCAAGGGCAGGCGGCGTTCGGTGCGCTCGTGAAGCAGGTCGGCGGCTCGGTCGGAGACTTCGTCAAGGAGTCCAAGTACAAGCTGGCCGCAAAGCCGACGCTCCCCGGTGGACCCAAGAAGGCCGACGTGATCATCGAGAACGCCCGCTTCGATATCAAGCAGGCATTTGCTGAGGGCTATGACCCCGACCGCATCGCGGCGGCGTTCGTCGAGCAGATTGGGTCGACGGCGCTCTACCCTGGACAGTCTGGGTTTGCGGCCGCCGGAACGGGGATGGCCTAAATGGCGCTGCCTCAATTCACCATCACGACGCTCGACCGGACGACGCCGAGTCAGCTTGTGCTCTCTGGCCGCGCGCTGCCGTATCGACCGATCACGCTCGAGGGCACGCAGGAACTCGAGGTCGTCTGGTACCCAGGCTTCCCGAACGCGACGGCGCAGGCGCTCGGGCCGCACGAGGAGAAGACGACCATCAAGGGCTTCTGGAAGGACCGATTCCTCCAGGCGGTCGATGTCGGCACGGCGCCCGCAAGGCTAGACGGGCAGGACGTGAACTCGGCGGCGGAGCTCATCGAAGCGGCCGACTCGTTCCGACGCCTCGGCTACGAGGTGCAGGTCACTTGGCAGACGGTCACGCGCATCGGCTTCATCACGCGACTGTCGCAGTCGTGGCACACCGAGCACGACTGCGAGTGGGAGATCGAGTTCACCTGGACGGGGCGCGTCCAGACGCCGATCACCTCGGTCCTCCCCGTCGGGCAGAACTACACCGACTTTGCCAACCAGCTCACGACCGCGCTCGTCGAATCGGGCGCATATCAGACGACGCAGACGGCGCTCGGCACGCTCAACTCGGCGGTCGCGACGGCGTTCTCTGTCTCGCAGGACGTCGGCACGGTCGTCAGCCTCGCGCTCGGGCAGATTGCGAACGCGACGCAGGCGCTCACGAACCTGTCGGCAAACGTCGCGACGGCGGCGCAGATTCCGGCCGGCGCGGTGTCGCAGGCGACGGGCATCCTCTCGGGGCTCGCGCGTTCGTACACAACGGTGGCCGAGTCGCTCGAACGCACCGAGTCGACGGTCAAGGCGGGGCTGACGACGCTCGCCCTGCAGGCAGCCGGCGGGAACCTGTTCGCGGCGCAGCTCGTCGCGGACACGCAGTATTCCGAGACGACCAACACCTACCGAGGGCTCGCGCAGCAGGCGACCGAATGGGGCAAGCAGTCGCAGGCGGTCGACGCTCCGGCGCCTGATTGGATCTACGTCGCAGGGCAGGATGACGACCTGCGGCGGGTGGCGACGCTCTACTACGGCGACCCGGCATCGTGGGTCCGCCTCGCCGAGTACAACGGGCTGTCCTCGTCGCTGCTCGTCCCCGGCCAGCAGGTCAACGTCCCGCCGACGCAGCAGCCGAGGGCCGCATGAGCGGACTGACGCCGCGCCCGCCGGTCTACCGGCCGAGCTGCCTCGTGAAGCTCAACGCCCGCTTCGACACGGCCTACCTGCCAGCGACGGACCCGCCCGGCACGACATCGCTACAGCAGCCGCGCGCCGTCGTGCAGCCGGCGGGCAATACGTCGGCAATCACGGGCGCGAAGAACGACGGGCTCACCGAGCAGATCGTCGTGCGCCCCATCTCGGCGAGCGTCGAGGTGCCGTCGCCTCGAGAGGCCGGTCGCTTCTCGCTCGAGTTCCTTTACCGCGACTTTCCTGTTGACCCGCGCATGTTCTCGGCCATCGCGTGCGAGGTCTACTTGGGCGGCGTCTCAGCGGACAAGTCGGCGCAGGGTATCGGCGGACAGGGTTACTCGCTCTCGGATAATCCTGCGCTGGTCTCGCTCACCGACGAGAACCTCGTCGTCGTCGGCATCGTCGACGAGGTGCGGGTGCGTCACGACGGGCAGATGAGCCGCGTCACGCTCGAGGGCCGCGACCTCCGGGGCGTACTGCTCGACTCGCCCGCACCGGCCGCGCTGTTCACGCAGCTTGACCTCCGCAAGCCCATCCAGAACGTCGTGCGACAGATCCTCGACAAGCACCCCTTCGGCTCGACCCTGTCGCTCTGGTACTTCCCCGACGAATGGAAGGTTCCCGGCGAGGGCTTCTTCGGCATCCCGCCGAGCCCGTATTCGTCCGACGGCTCGACCCGCGTGCGCCTCGGCGCGACGGGCACGGAATCGAAGGGCACGCCAAAGACGGGCGAGGAGGTCTCGTTTTGGGATCTCATCACCAACTACTGCTTCCTCTGCGGCGTGCTGCCGTACTTCTCGGGGAACAAGCTCATTCTCCGGCGGGCTCGGTCCTACTGGTCGCAGCTCGGCACCGTTCGCGGGATGATCTACGGGCGCGACGTCCTCAGTCTTGAGATCAACCGCAGGTTCCAAGGCGCGAACGGACTCAAGGGGCGCGCCGTCATGGTGACGTCCATCGACACCGACAGCACGCAACGCGGCAACGCTCGGCTGAAGGAGGTCGTCTGGGGACCGACCATCCTCGACGCGAACAACCCGGACAACCGAGGCACGACGAAGACGGGAAAGACCGTCAAGACGCACGAGGCGGCGCTCCCGCCAGGACAGACGACGCGACCGCAGGTCGGCCAGATCTCGCCGAGCGGCCTCGTCGGGTACACCGACGTCATTCGCATTCCCGTCTCGGGCATCAAGAGCGAGGCACAGCTCCTCGAGGTGGCAAAGGCGGTCTACGAGGAGATCGGGCGCGGCGAGATGTCGGGTGCCTTTGAGACGTGCAACCTCGCGACCTACGGCCGACCGGATATTGAAGCCGACCTGCTCAAGCTTCGGCCGGGCGACGCGGTCCGCATACAGGTCGACGAGCGCCTCTCGACCGGACAGGCTCCGGCGGTCTCTCCGCTGCAGAAAGACGCGACGACGACGGCGGCCGAGCGCATCCGCGAGATGACGAGCCGAGGCATTCCCGCCCGCATGGCGGCGGCCATCGTTCAGTCGGCCGAGCGCGGCGTTCCCGCTCTCGCGCCCATCTTCCGCGCCAAGCATGTGAAGTTCGACTACAGCGTGACGACGGGCGTCAAGATCACCTGCGACTTTGAGAACTACGTCGAGGCGACGCGGGCAAAGACCGGCCTCGCGGTGACGACGAGCCTTCCGACGACGAACACGACCGGCAACGTGCCGACGCCGCTACAGGCCGTCGAAGTCCCGAGCGAGAGGTAGGAGGCGACCATGCGACGAGCAGCCAGCGGCCTCGACCTCAACGCGCTCTCGCGAGCCATGCAGCGCCCTGGCATCGACCCGAGGTCGTGGTGCTCGCTCGCCATCGTGCAGTCGGTCGTCATCGACGAGGCGGCGGGCGTGTTCTGCGACGTGCTGCTGATGCCTTCCAAGCGGCGGGAGACGGCGCGGCTCGGCGCGGCCTACGCGGGCTCGGGCTTTGGCTTCTACGCGCCGGTCAAGGTCGACGACGAGGTGCTCGTCTCGGCTCCCGGCGGCGACCCGGCGCAGGGGCTCGTCATCACGCAGCGGCTCTGGTCGCCGGCCGACGTTCCGCCGGCGGGGCTAGAGGCGACGCCCGAGGACGTCGTCCTCGTCGTCGAGGCCGACAAGTCGTTGCGGCTCACGGTGCAGGGCGGCGGAAACGTCATCCTCGCGGTCGACACGGGCAAGGTCTTCCTCGGCAGCGAGACGGGCACCGAGGCGGTTGCGAAGGGCGAGAGCCTCAAGAGCTACCTTGGCGGCATCGTCGACCAACTGAACGGCCACACGCACACGTCGGCGGCGGCCGGCGTCGTTACCAGCACGATGCAACTCTCCGTTGACCCGACGGTTCTTGTCGGCCCGACGTCGGCCATTCTTTCGACGACCTCCGAGGTGAAGTGATGACGGTCTCCGGCTACGGCTATCAGGCGTGGGGCACGTCCGAATGGGGCGGGCTCTCGGTCGGCGTCATCGACTTTGTGCGGGCGTTCGCGGCGGGCGACCGCATCGTGCTCGTGGAGCTCAACTACGAGCCGCAGCACCTCGGGGCGCAGTACCCCGGCGACGCGCTCAACCCCGCGTCGTGGACAATCGTCGGGCCGGTCCGCAACGCCGAGGGCGTCATCACGGGAACGAGCGACCGCGTCGTGGCTTCCGTCGAGTACGTCAACGCGACGACCTACCGGCTGATCACCCTCTTCCCGCTCGGGCCGGCGACCGACACGCTGACCGTCTCGACGGTCGGCCTGCGGAATCCAGTCGGCGCGGTGCAGCCCGACGCCGCCATCTCGTTCGACGGGTGCGCGCAGGCGCCGCAACTCGTCGCGCAGCCGGGAACGACCGGCGACCTGCGGAACATCCAACCGCAGGTCTTGGACAACCAGGTCTCCGGCACGCTGCAGGTCGGGAGCGACGGCGACTATCAACTCGGCACCGTCGAGGAGACGGTTCGCAAGTTGATCGTCCGGCGGCTGACCATCCCGAAGGGCGGCTTCACTTGGCTGCCCGACTACGGGCTCGACCTGCCGGTCAAGGGGCTGATCTCGCCCGGCCAGCTTCCGGTCATCCGCGACACCATCAAGGCGAACGTGCTCAAGGAGCCCGAGGTCGTCGACGCGGGCGTGCGCGTGTCGCTCCAGAGCGACGGCATCGTGCTCGTCCAGATTCAAGCGCGGCTGCGGAGCGGAACGAGCGTGAACGTCGCAACGCGGGTGGTCGCGGCGGCATAAGAGGTGACTCGTGGACCGTCCTACCTACGCCGACCTGTTCTCCATCGCCCGCAACCAACTGTTGCTGGCGAACCCACGCTTGACGGCTGTCGACCGCCCCGGCTCGGACGCGAACGCGCTTGTGGCAAGCATCGCGGCGGTCGGCGACGAGGTGGCGCAGCAGGTCTCCTACGTCGCGGCGGCGTCGTTCCTCGACACGGCGACGGGGCTGAACCTCGACCGGCTGGTCTTCGACCGCTATGGCCTCGTCCGCAAGCCTGCGGCGGCTGCACTCGGCACGGTTCAGTTCACCTCGGCGAGCGGCGCGACGTCGACCTTTGCCATCCCCGTACAGACGAAGCTCGTGACGGCTGACGGGACGCAGTTTGAGACGACGCAGCCGGCGACCTTCACCATCGGGAGCAACGGGCCGGTCTCGGTCCCGGTGCGCTCGGTCCTCGCCGGCACGACGCAGCAGGCGGGCGTGGGCGAGATCAATACGCTCCTGTCGCCGGTCCCCGGCGCGGTGGCCGACCTCGCGGTGACGAACGCCCTCGCGACGGCGGGTGCGGCGGACCCCGAGAGCGACGCCGAGCTCCGAGAGCGGGCTCGCCGGTTCTTCACGACGGTCCAGCGTGGCACCCTCGCGGCCATCGAGCAGGCGGCTCGAGGCGTTCCCGGCGTGCGGTACGCGGCAGCCTTCGAGGACGTGGACGCCTACGGCCAGCAGACGGGCTACGTCTCGCTCGCAGTCACCGACCAGTACACGGACACGCTCGCGAACCTTGGGACCGTCCCGCCGGCCTACGAGACGCAGTCGCAGCAGCTCGCGGCGCAGGTCGCGCTCGCCGTCGACCAGGCTCGAGCGGCTGGCATCTACGTCGCTACGGTCGTGGCGCAGGTCGTCCTTCAGCCGGTGACGCTGCGGTTGCGAGTCAAGGCAGGGTACGACACCGAGGCGGTCTCACTGCAGGCCCGCTCGGTGTGCGTGCAGACCGTCAACGCGCTCGCTCCGGGTGCCGAGCTCACGGTAGGCGCGCTCGAGGCGGCGCTCGCAAACGTCACGGGCCTCTACTTCGTCGGCGACGAGGTGGTGCTCCCGACGGCGACGGTCGTTCCGACGCCACTGCAGGTCATTCGCACGAACCTTCAGCTCGTAGTGGCGGGGTAGCGCATGTCGCTGATTCCCTGCCCCGTCAACGCCGACACGCCGGAGCGGCTCGTTGAGGTGCTTCGCCGGTTCCTGCCGCCCGAGTACCTCGACCCGATGGAGCCGCCCGGCACGGGCGCTCCGGGGGCTCCCGGCTGGGAGGTCATCCTCGCGGCATCGCAGGCGCTCTCGCGCGTCAGCGCGGCGGCCGAGCGGCTGGGGTGCGGGCTGTTCTTCTTGACCGCGCCATCCGCCGAGCTCTCGACGGCGACGGTGATGCTGACCCGCGCCTCGACCTCGACGGGCGTCTTCGACGTCAAGGCGGGCTCGGCGGTCGTCGCGACGAGCGGGCGCATCTACTTCACGAGCGAGGACGTCACCTTCGGCGCGACCGACCTCGCGGTCTCGGTGCCGGTCGTCTCGTCGGTTGCCGCCTACTGGCTGAACACGGCAGTCGTTGCGGGCGTGACGACGGTTCCCATCACGACAACCTGGACGGTCGGCGCGCTGACGATGGACCCGCCGTTCGCCGACTCAACGATCACTGCCTCGGCCGACGGCAGCACCGACGGCGGTGTCTCGCCGTTCCTCGAGTTGCTCGGCAACGACCGTGGGTTGACGCAGTACCCTGGCGAGAGCGACGAGGCGTTCCGGTTGCGTTGCCGCACGCTACCAGACACCGTCACGCCGGGCGCGATTCAGCGGATGCTTGCCCGCATCTTCACGTCGCCGACGCAGTCCTACGAGTACCACGACCTCTGGGCGGTCGACTTCCAGACGGCCTACGGTCGACAGACGGCGGACATCAACGAACTCGGCGCCACGTTCGTCTACGACGACCCGCGCCCGTTCCCGCCCTCGCGCAACCGCTACCTTCCCCGCAACTACCTGCAGGCGTTCGTTGTGTCGCTGTTCGATTCGGCCGGTCCGATACCGGACTCGACCTACGGCAGCTTCACGGACCAGCTCGCGGCCATTAAGGCTGCCGGCGTCGCCGCCTACGTCCTCTGGGAGACGAACTGATGCCGACGATCACCCCGCCCTTCCAGCGCCGAGTCATCAACCCGCTTCAGCGCCCGCTGTCGTCGGACCTCAACCTGCAGGCGTTCTACGACTCGGTCACGCAAAGCTACCTCGCGGGCGCGGTCTACTCGGCGTCGCCGGGCGGCAACCCCACCTTTGAGACCGGCTTCATCGGCAACAGCTTCCGGTGCTTCGCGAGCACGACTTCTCGCGAGGTCGTCGTCCAGAAGGGGCTCGGCTTCATCGCGCAGGACGCGCAGGATGACGCCAACGGCGTCAACTCGGGTGCCTACTCGCCGGTCGTGTGCGAGCCCGACGACCCGAGCGTGGCGGGCATCTCGCTTCTCGTGACGGACCTCGGTGCTGGCCTCAATCGCATCGACGTCGTGTGCGTCAAGTCGCCCAACGAGCCGACCGACATCGAGAACATCGGCCTGCTCAATCCGACATCAAGCACGTTCTCATTCCAGCCAAAGCCGACGCAGTTCACTGAAAACGCATTCGACACGTCGCCGGTCAACTCGCCGCTCGGCGCCGGCGTGCGCGTCATCACTGGCACGGCCACCGGCGGGACTCCGACGGTTCCTGTTATCCCGAGCGGCTATCTTGAGATCGCCCGCATCTACGTTCCGGCCGGCTCCGCCAACCTCGCAAACTCCGACATCGAGGACCGTCGACCTGTGCTCATTCCGCACGGTGGACGGGCGATGAACCTCGAGTTCGACGCTCGTATCGGGTCAACAGACCCCGCCGAGGTGCAGGGATTCGACTTCGGCAACAACGGCGTGCATGCTGTTGTGCGCCCCGTCTACTCGGGCAGCGTCAAATACTTTGAGGTCTACGTCTCGTCGGGCGCCGTCAATCCGAGCGTGTTTCGTCTTGTCGCGGGCGGCGTCTCGGTGCTCGATAACGCAAGCCTTGCCGACTTTCAGCCCTACCTTCTTGCGGCCGTCAAGAGCCATGCGACGGTCACTCGGGCCTCGGCACTGCCCATCTTCGAGGCGGCAGGCACTTACGACGCGCTCATCGGACCGACGGTCGCGAAGTTCACCGTCATTGCCGGCAACGCAACGACCTTGGGAATCGAGATCACCACGGCCGAGGTCGAGAACTTCTCAACCCCGATGACGGTGCGTCTCTCGCTCTACGCGCAGGCTTTCTAAGGAGACACTCATGGCAGCCATCATCCAGATCAACGGCGGCGCGGCGGGCGTCTCTGACGACAACGTCACGCTGGGCTCGACGGTCACGCTGCACAGCGTCGATACGGCGACGACCTACCAGTGGGCCATCGTCTCGCAGCCGGCGGGCGCGACTGACGCACTCGTCACGCCGACGCAGCAGGACGCCTCGTTTACCGCGTCGAAGGAAGGCTCGTACCTCCTGCGCCTCGTCGTCGACGACGGCCTGCCGACCGAGTCGACGCAACAGCTCATTGCGGCGGTGCGCGAGCTCGAGACGGGCGACCGGATTCCGGCCATCGGCGAGACGGTCGAGAACAGCGCGAACGACGGCTGGGCGAACCCTGTCGACGCCATCCTCGAGCGGGTGACGCGGTTCACCGACGCGGGCGTCCTGCCGGGCGTCGCGGGCGAGTCGCTCGTCGTCGGCGATGTCGTCTACGCGGGCGACACCTACACGCTCGCCGATACCCTGCCGGGACAGCGTGTCGTCGCCTCCTGGTCAAAGGCGCATGCAAACGTCGCGGCCGAGGTGCAGGGCGTCTACGGAGTCGTCGCTGGTAGCGTCCTTGGCGGCAGCATCGCGGCCGACGACGTCATCACCGTGCAGACGACGGGACTCTTCCAGGGCGTGCCCTTCGGCTCCGCGCCGTCCATCGGCGACCCGGTCTATATCTCAGACGCGGCAGGCATCGCGCTGACGCCCGGCACCATCAAGCGGCAGATCGGCACCGTGTGCGCGGTCGGTGCGAGCACGTTCGACCTCATGGTCGGACCGGCGCCGGCCGAGATCGTGCCGGCCAACCTGTACGCGCAGACGTATTGGGTCGCAACGAGCGGCTCCGACGTTACGGGCGACGGCAGCATCGAGAACCCGTTCGCAACACCGCAGAAGGCGCACGACGTCGCGCTCGTCGACTATCCGACGGACTGGGTCTCGGTCGAGATTGGTCCCGGATCGTATACCGGCAGCCTAATCATCGAGAAGTGGAACATCGTCTTTCACGGGTCTGGCTCGCGGCCCGAAACGCAGGCGACGAAGATCCTCGGCTCGGTCACGGTGTCGCCCGACGCGGCCACGCAGAAGTTCAATGACGTCATCGGCCTCGACCGTCTGTTTGTCGAGCCGCCGTCGGCCGGCAATGCGCCGGCTCTCAACGTGTCGAGTTCGGGCGCGTTCTCGCTCGTCGTCACCGACTGCTATCTGACGGTCTCGAACGCGACCGCCGCTGCGGCCGTCGTCATCGACGCCTCGAACGCTATCCGCCCACGCATCACGCTCAACGATTGCGTCGTGACGGTGCAGACCGCCGGCCCCGACATCGTGCAGGTGCTCTACGGCGACGTCCGCATCAGCAGCACGCAGCTCTACTTCGGGTCGGCGGTGTCTAGCGGCTCGACAGGCAAGGGCATCACGGTCGCCAACGACGCCTCGCTGTTCGCCGACCGGCTGCTCCTCGACGCGCAGACCATCGGTCCCGGCATCGAGGTCACGGGCAGCTACGCGGGCGTCAAGCTGACGCTGTCGAACTCGTCGGTCACGCTGTCTTACGCCTCCTGCTCGCACGGCATCAGCGTCACGAATGGGTCAGCTGGACAGGTCGCGGCCTTCGTCTGGAACACCCTGTTCGGCGTCGCCAACGGTGCGAGCAAGGCCATCTTCGGCTCGGGCTCTGTTGGCACGAACATCGTCACGGCGGCGCAGCTCTCGTACCTGTACGGGACGTCGAGCGGCATCGGCTCGGCGGTGACGCTGCTCGGAATGACGGGCGATATTGCGGGGGGCGACCTCTCGGGCAACCTGCCCTCTCCGACGGTGGCAAAGCTGCAGGGGCGCGCGGTCGCCTCTACGGCGCCGGCATCGGGCGAGGTGCTCGGCTGGAACGGCACTGCCTGGGCACCGACATCGAACAGCGCGTCGCCGACCGGCTCGGCCGGCGGTGTGCTCGGCTATACGGGCTCGACGTACCCGAACCCGAACGGCCTGGCGGCCAACGGTTCGAACCAGATCCCCGTGAAGTCACCGGGCGTCGGAACGACCGTGACGATGGTCGTCGACCTGGAATCGACAGGCGCCGGAGCTGGCCTCACGCTCGCGGCTGGCGATACGGTCGGGGCGTTCGCGGCCGGCGCGATGACGGTTAGCGGTGGCGCGGGCACTGTTGCACCCAATGGCTCGGGCGGCGCCGCATCGCTTGTTGGTGGCGCGGGTAGCCTTGCGGGCGGTGACGCCATCGTACAGGGCGGAACAGGCACGACGGCTGGTAACGGTATCGTGCGCGGCGCGGCCGCATCGGCTGCCGGTGCCACGTCGGGCGGCGCGACAGTGGACGCCGGAGCTGCGACCGGCCTCGCGTCTGCCGGCGTCGTATCGGTTGGTACGGCGAACGCGCAGTCGGTTGGCGTCGGTCGCAGCGGCAAGGATGTCTCTGTCTACGGGCGTAACGTCGGCGTGCCGACGACCTACGCGCCGACCGCCGCGACGACGATCCCAGTCAACGGTCCGACCATCTTCCTCAATCCGGCTGCGAACCGAGACATGACCGCCTCGCCGACGCTGCAGACGAGCGGCATCACGGCAGGCACCATCGTCACTCTCGCGAACGAGGACTCGACCTTCTATGTCGACCTCACGCAAGACGCGGGCGGAACGAGCTACCTCAAGCTCGCAACCGGCAATATCTACCTGTTCAAGTACGATACGATCACGCTCATCTTCGATGGCACTTACTGGGTCGAGGTGGGTCGCAGCGTTCAGCCCGGCAAGAGCTACACGCCAGTCGCGGGAACGACGATCCCCTTCTACTGTCCGACCGTGCTGCTCAACAACGCGGGCGCGGTCAACCTCGGGACGGCAAACGCGACAATCCAAACGACCGGGATCAACGCTGGCTCGCGCATCGCATTCGTTCAGGTGGGCGCAGGGACGACGACGTTCTCGCGAGGCGGCAGCAGCGGTCTCAAGTTGACCAACCCGTCGCACGCTCTCGCGCAGTACGCCACGCTCGAGCTCGTCTTCGACGGCACGTTCTGGTGCCAACTCAGCCAGGCCAACAACGCCTAAGAGGTCGTCATGCTCTCGCAACTGACAGGCGTCGTTCGCTCGGGAGGCCGACCGAGCCTTCGCGTCCCGTTCGATTCTCGGCAGGGGCTCGCCATCGTCGGCGGCATGTCGAACGACATCCTCGTCACGGTCGTTGACCAGCAGGGCACAGCGGTCGACCTGTTCGACACGACGTTGACGCTGACGGTTCGTCGGTCGCCTCGAGACCTCTCGCCGCTGCTCGCAGTGCAGGGCGTCAACGTCCCCGAACAGGGACCGAACCTCGCCGTCTTCTCGCTGCCGGGTGACCAGACCGGCTCGTGGCGCACGACCGGCTACTGCTACGACATCGTCCTGCTGCGCTCAAGCGGCGCCCTGGAGGCCATCGTGCCGACCTCTCCCCTGTACGTCACCCCGAGCGTCTACAGCGGCACGGCCAGCAGCGCGGCGCCCGCGCAGCTCCGAGGCACGGTTCCTGCGCCGGGCGGTCCGTACCCTGCGATCCCCGTCGGAACGCCGGTCGGCATCATCGACGAGATCGTGCTCGTCGTCGCCGACGCTGGCGACCCCGCGACCATGCCGTGCGTCGGTCTCTACACGGGCGCGGCGAGCAACCTCGTCCGCACCGACGGAACCTTTGAGGGGCTCGTCGGCCTGCCCGAGAACGTCCCTCTGTTCGTCGCTGTCGGCGGCGGATTCACCGACGTTCCGCCGTCTGTCGTCGGCGAGGTGCAGCAGCGAATCGGCAAGTCGATTGGCACGACGAACGCCTTCCTCGAGCTCGGCCTGAGCGTGCGCCTGACCTAAGTAGGGGAGGGAATGGCTACCCTCACCACGCCCATCAAGGCATCGCTTCAGACCGGCTACTCGTCGCCGCGCTTCGTTTTGAAGGCGGGCGACACGTTGCCGGTCATTCGAGTGCAGGTCGTATCGACGTTCGGAGCGGCCGACTTGACGGGCGCGGTCGTCACGTTCCGATGGTGGCCGGCGGGCTGCGGGTGTGTGGCGCCCGAGGTTGTCTTTGAGGCGCTCGCGACCATCGAGAACGCTCCGAAGGGCATTGTCTCGTACGCCTGGATCGCCGGCGATACCGATGTCCCCGGCACCTACGCCTGCGAGTGGGTCGTTGAGCAGGACGGCAAGCGGTACACCGCCCCCAACGACGGCGACGTTGAGCTTCTTATCCTTCCCCGTTACTGACGCGAGGCACGCATGGCAGTCTTCATCCCGCTCGGCGGCGGCAGTGGCGGCGGTGGCGGTTCTCCAACCGGACCGGCCGCCGGCGACCTGTCGGGCAACTACCCGGCGCCGACCGTCGACGGCCTGCGCGGTCGAGCCATCGGGACGGCGGCGCCCGCAGTCGGCGATGTGCTGATCTGGAACGGCACCGCATGGGTGCCCGGCGTTCCTCCTGCAGCCGGTGTCGCTGGTGCGGTTCCTGCGCCGGGACCGACGACCTATCCCGGCATCCCTGCCGGTACGCCGGTCGCGCAGGCCGGCGATGGACTTGTCGCGGCTGACGCTGGCGACGAGGCCAAGATGCCCTGCATCGGCTTCTACGCGGGCAGCACCTCGAATCTCGTCAAGTCGAGCGGCACCATCGACGGACTGACGGGAATCGTCGTTGACGCGCTCTACTACGTCGCGGTCGGTGGCGGGCTGACGACGACGGAGCCAGTCAATCCCGGCGAGGTCGTGCAGCTCGTCGGTAAGGGCGCGACGACGACGAGCCTCTACGCGCTGCTCGGCACGCCGGTCACCAACTCCTAACCCCCACCCGAGCCGGCGGGCGCCCCGGCGTCGAAAGGAAGCTCCATGTCCGATTTCGTCAACAAGGCCGTCGTCCTTCAGGACGGCAAGCTCACCAAGATCGGCCCGTCCGACAACCTCGAGATCGGCGGCAGCTTCACCGCCGGGTCGCTCGTCGGCGATGGCTCGGGCGTCACCAACATCGACCAGGCCAACGTCGTCGGCCTGTCGAGCGACCTCTCGACGCTGTCGAGCGATGTCGCGACGGCGAACAGCAACGCGAGCGCGGCCGTTTCGACTGCGAACGCGGCGGCAGCGGACGCTGCCACGGCGATGGCTGATGCGGCGCAGGCTGCGAGCGATGCTTCGGCCGCTGCTGCCTCGGCCTCGTCGGCTGCGTCGGACGCCTCGAGCGCCGCGTCGTCGGCTTCGTCGGCCGCCTCGTCGGCCAGCACGGCGGCGTCGGACGCCTCGGCCGCTGCGGCCAGCGCCCTCGCGGCGCAGGGTGACGCCTCAGCGGCTGCGTCGAGCGCGAGCTCGGCGGCGTCGTCTGCGTCGTCCGCTGCCTCGGACGCTTCGGCGGCTGCGGCTTCCGCGTCGTCGGCGGCCTCGGACGCTGCGACCGCGCAGGGTGCGGCGACGGCCTCGGCGGCTTCCGCTTCGTCGGCGGCTTCTGACGCCAGCGCGGCTGCGGCGAGCGCCTCGAGCGCGGCGAGCGACGCTTCCTCGGCCTCCGGGTCGGCCAGCGCGGCAGCCACCTCCGCCTCGAACGCCGAGACCAGTGCGTCGAACGCGGCCTCCTCGGCCTCGGCTGCGGCCGGTAGCGCCAGCAGCGCGGCGAGCGACGCGAGCGCGGCGGCGGCTTCGGCTGCCTCGGCGGCCAGCGACGCGGCCTCGGCCATCAGCACGGCTGACGGCGCGGTCTCGACCGCCAACGCGGCGGCTTCCGACGCGGCCTCGGCCGTCTCGACGGCCAATGCTGCGGCCTCCGACGCTTCGTCGGCTCTCGCTCTCGCGCAGGACGCGCTGCCGCTCTCCGGCGGCACGCTGACCGGCGCTCTCGCCGGCACGGACCTGTCGCTCTCCGGCGATCTCACCGTTCAGGGCAACATCGTCAGCAAGGGTCAGATCGACGTCATCATCAGCGACAGCTTCCTCGACCTCAACGCCGGCAACGTCGGCTCGAGCGCGACAGCGGGTGGCTTCACGGTCAACGTGAAGAAGGCCACCGGCTTCACGGCCGAGGAGGCCACGGCGTTCGTCGCGGGCGTGTCCAGCGTCTCCGCCCCGTCGATGACGATCAGTGGCTCGGCCCTCGCGGCGGGCGACATCGTCCAGGTGTCGAACAGCGTCGGCGGCAAGAACGACGGCCTCTACGTCATCGCGGGCGTCTCCGGCTCGACGGTCTCCATCAAGGGCGTCGGCGGCACGCTCCCGAGCGCGCAGGTTCCGTTCGTTCAGAACCAGCTCATCGCCGGCTCCGGCGAGACCGCCATCGTCGTGAAGGTCGACCTCGCGGCCATCGCCGTGTCGAACGGCTCGCTCGTGAGCTCCTCGGGCGCCATCGCAGCCGGCCTGCTCTGCTACGCCTACGCGGCGAACGCCACCGAGAGCGCCTTTGCGGGCGACTGGTCGGTCCTCGCCTCGACGGCGTCGAGCTCGCTGCAGAGCGCGTACGACAACGGCGACGGTTCCATCGTCCTCGTCGACGGCAAGCCGTTCCACATCAGCGGCGACGCCGACGTGCAGCTCGATCCGCGCGTGCAGATCGGCTCGAGCATCGGGTTCGCCAAGTCGGTCGCGGCCGGCGTGGCGAAGGGCGATGTGCTGTTCCTCGACGCCGACGGCGTCTGCAAGCCGGCCAGCTCGACGAGCTTCTCCGAGGCGCTCTACATCGCGCTCGAGGCGAACGCCGGCGGCTCGGCGGCGACGAAGAAGGTCGACTTCCTCGGCGAGATTCCGGTCGGCATCACCGGCACGGCGCCCGGCATCACCGACACGCTGTTCCTGTCGGCGACGGCGGGCAAGGCGTCCAAGGTGGCTCCGGTCACCGGCTCCGTCATCTCGCTCGGCGCGTGCGTCGGCGGCAGCGCGGGTGGCCTGTACCCGGTCAAGTTCCAGATCGGCATGCCCGTCGCGCTCTAGTCGCGGTCGAAAGACATGGGCCGGTCGGTGTCCTTCGGGGCATCGGCCGGCCCTTTCGCGTTGCTAGGTAGGCAAAGGACACGACTCGCGAGGGATACCGCATGTCCAAGCCCGTGATTCTGCTCGACGCCGGCCAGTTTGTTGGCCTGTTCGGTACGACCGATGGCGATGTTCTCGCCTGGGACGCGACCGAAGGTGCATGGAAGGCGGCGCCGGGTGGCGGCGTCGGAACGGTGACGAGCGTCGCGCTCAGTACCGCGTCGACCGGCCTCACCGTTTCGGGCGGTACGAGCCAGACCATCACGGGTGCCGGCACGTTCACGCTCGGCGGTACGCTTGGCGCGGGCTACGGCGGCACGGGGCTCGGCGCTCCCGTCTCGGGCGACGCGGGCAAGGTGCTGACGGCGACATCGGGCGGCGGCTACGAGCTTGCTACTCCCGCACCGTCGGGCGTCACGAGCATCACGGCGGGCGCCGGTCTCAGTGGTGGAACCATCACCTCGACCGGCACGATCTCGATGCCGAACGTCGGAACGGCCGACACCTACGGCAGCGCGTCGGCGGTAGCCGTGTTCACGACGGACGACCAGGGGCGCGTCTCCTCGGCGACGACGACTGCCATCGCGGGCCTCGATGCGGGCGTCATCACGACCGGGCAACTGGGTCTTGCTCGCGGCGGCACGGGCGCGGATCTGTCGGGCATTACTGAGGGCGAGATTCTCGTGGGGCAGTCGGGCGGCGGATCGCTCGATGCGGTCTCTGTCTTTGGCGATGCCACTCTCAGTGCTCTTGGTGCGGTAACCGTGACGGGGATTCAAGGGCGCCCGGTGTCGTCGGTTGCTCCGACGTCGGGACAGTCGCTCGTCTGGTCGACCTCCGGATCTGGCGGATGGGTGCCGGGCGATGTTGCCTCGGGCGGCTCGGGCGGCGGCGGCGTCGTCTACTTTATGAACGCCGGCACCACGGTGACGGGCGGCAACCTGCCGGCCGACACCTACCAACTCGGACGGACGGCCGAGGTGGCCTCGCACCCCATCACCTACTCAAGCGTTCCGGCCTCGGCGTGGACGCGCATCGCGGGGTTCGTCTCGGACTCGAGCGACCCGAACATCGGCACGATGCCGGCAGGTATCTGGGACTTCAACGTCTACGCGACGAGCACGGCTGCCGCTAACGCGATGACGTTCCGTCTGACGCTCTACTCCTACGATAGCAGCACGAACCCGGAGTCGGGCGCGCAACTTGCCCAAACGCTCGCCACGGCCATCTACGACCCGAGCGTCGCGACGCAGTACCAGGCGACGTTCAACATCGGGCCGCTTTCGTTCACTGGGAAGCGCATCTACCTCAAGCTTGAGGCGTTCACGGCCTCGAACAGCAAAGACGTCACGTTCGACTTTGGCGACTCGTATGCCTCGCACGTTCACACGACGGTGCCGAGCGTGACGGGCAGCGGCTTCGTCAAGGTGCTCAACGACGTGATCGTGTCGTCGGGACAGACGATTGACCTCGCGGCAGGAACGGATGTTGGGTCAAGCGTCCTCGGCGTCACGAACGGCGGAACGGGTGCGGCCTCGTTGACGCAGCACGCCGTTCTTCTGGGAAACGGCACGAGCACTGTTGCCGCCGTCTCGCTGGCGGCTGGCGATGTGCTGCTGGGTACAGGCGGAGCTCCTGCCGCGACCTCGTTGGCGACGATTGCCGTGACGGCCCTTACGGGCACGAGCAATCAGGTTGATGTGTCGGCGTCCGTCGGAGCGGTCACGCTTTCGCTGCCGCAGTCCATCAACAGCGGCGCGTCTCCGACGTTCGCAGGGCTGACGCTGTCGGGCCTGTCTGATGGTCTCGTGCGCTCGACATCGGGCGTGCTCGCGGGCGGCGCGACGGTTGTTGGCTCGGACTTCGGTTCGCAGTCGGCCAACAGGGTGTTCGCGGCTCCGAACGGTAGCGCGGGCAACCCTTCGTTCCGTGCGCTCGTGGCGGCTGACATCCCGAGTCTGGATGCGGGCAAGATCACCTCTGGCTACTTTGTTCCCCAGCAGGGAGGAACCGGCATCACGGCCTACACCACGGGCGACCTGCTGTACGCGAGCGATACGTTCACGCTATCTCGGTTGGCGGATGTCGGCACGGGCAATGCTCTCGTTTCGGGAGGCGTGGGCGCTGCGCCGTCATACGGCAAGATCGGGCTGACGACGCACATCACCGGCACGCTTGCTGTCGGAAACGGTGGCACGGGCGCGACGACGCTGACCGGCTACGTCAAGGGCAACGGAACGTCAGCCATGACGGCTGCTGCGGCCATCCCCGTTGCGGATGTAACGGGCGCGGCTCCGCTCGCCTCGCCCGCGTTCACCGGCACCCCATCGCTCCCGACGGGCACGACGGGCGTGACGCAGAGCGCGAACAACAACTCGACGGCACTCGCCACGACGGCCTACGCCGACACGGCTGCGTCGAACGCGAAGGGCGCTCCGTATGACGTCGCGTGCGAGTACGTTGGCAAGCCGCCGGTCTCGACCGTGCTCATGCGGTTCGTCGCGAACCGCTCGTGGACGCTCAAGCGCACGCTGGTGCAGGCCGCTTGCACGGCGTTCCCGACCGGGTCGAATGCGGTTGCGACCATCAGTGTGGCGGGCTCGAATATCGCGAGCGGCACGATCACCTGGACGACCGGTAGCCTAATCACGGTTGGCGCTTTCGCCGACACGACCATCACCTCGGGACAGGCGGTCGTCTTCACTCTCACGACGGCAGACTCCGGTAACACCTTCGAGAACCCGTTCTTCACGCTCGGCGGGGTGGTGGCGTAATGCCGGTCGTTCGCGTCCAGCGCATCGTCGGAACGGTCAACGTCATCACGACGCAGCAGAAGACCGTGCAGGGAACGCTCGTGTTTCCCGGTCTCGCGCAGTTCACTCTCGACCCGTCAGCGGGCTGGGCGGCGGGGACGTACAGTCTCATTGCGTACGACACCTTCGACTATGCAGGCAGCGGCTCCGGTTACGCGAGCGGACAGGCGTGCCTCGACGCGCTCGTTGCCGTCGTTACGACTGGCACGGGGTTCACGGCGACGGCGCTCACCGACGACCCGAGCGCGAAGCGAATCACCGTCACGCTGGTCTAGCAGGAGAGCACGATGACGACCTACGCACGCACAGACACCACCGGCCTTCTCTGGACAAACACTGCCGCGTGGTCGCCGAGCACCGGATATCCGAGCTCGGCCGCCGACGCTGCTCAGTTCACGAGTGCGCTGACGGCGGCGCGTGGCGTAACGGCTGTCACTTCGACCATCGGCCAGATCGAGATCGTCGCTCCGACCGGAACGCAGGTGATTACCGCGTCGGCAAGCCAGATCATCACGATCAACCCGACAGCGAGCTATGGCGGAGTCGGAATCAAGTTCACCGGCAGCACTGGCGGAACGCTGACCAGCTCGGCCGCGCTTGCGCTGGGTGCCGATCAGACTTGGAGTTTTGGCACCAGCGGAAAGGTGCTGACCGTCTCAAGCACTAGCAACGTGCTGCAGGGCGCGTACAGCCTCACGCTCGATGGCGTCGGCCAGTTCGCTAGTTCGCAGGCGAATACGTTCGGCGGCTCTGGGAAAACCTTCAAGCTGCAGAACGGCATGGCGTCCGTTCCTGGTGCAGCCGGCGCGCTCGGGAGTGCGCTGAACACCATCGACGTTGGGACCGACAGCTATCTTGACGCAGGCACGATTGTCCTCAATCAGACCGTCTATCGCGCCACTGGCGTCGGCACCTACAGCGTATCAGCGTCACCATACAAGCGGTATACGGCCATCCTGCTCGGAGCGTTTGCGAGCAAGTCGCTTGAGTTCTACGGCACGCAGTCGTCCGTCTCACTGAACAACGCTACAGCCTCTGGCACCTTCACGGGAACCGTGACCGGCGGCGCGAACACGATTGAGATCAATGTCACTGGCGTGACGACCGGATTGACGAACACGGCCAACAGTTTCGTCGCGGCAGGCTCTGGCGGCTCGCCCGGTATCATCATCGGGTCGCGAAACATTAGCACCCTCGCCTCGCTGAACGTCGGCTACAACGTCGGTGCGACCGATGCCGGCGCCGGAACGACCAGCACGAATGAGACAGCGCCGTTTGGTGACCCATCGAATGCCGTTCGCGTGCTGCCGTCGGGACTGATCTACTCGTTGCCGACGACAGGCACGACGCGCACCGTCCGTCGAAACATCACGTTCGATGGCGATCCGGCAAACACGGCGATCCGAAACGCCTCGACCTCGGCGACGACGTACCTTGCGTTCGCTGGCGACTTGACGTTCAGCGATGTCGGCGGCGATGTCGAAGTCACGACCGGAACGACTGCCGCACAGTCCTCGGCGTGGGTCAGTTTCCGTGGAACCATTTCCGGCTCGGGCGGTCTTCGCCTCACGAATCTCGCGAACGCTGGCACCTCGGTTGAGTTCAACAGCACCGTACCGAATGCCTTCGCGTCGTGGACCGGCTCGATCATCGGAACCAGCGGAACGTACTTCCCGGTCGTTTCGTATGTTGCCGGCTACGACAGCATGAGCGGCGTCGCCTTCAGTGGGCCGGGCGGCATCTACATCAACAACGGAAAGAACGGCGACATCACGCTCTCGCATTCGTCGTACAGCGTGGTCGTCACCAACGCGCTCAACGATTTCTTCTTCACGGCCTCCTTCCCGAACACGACGATCAATCTGGGTCCGGGTGGGGTGACGCTCGACTTGTCCGATGTTCTGTGCCTGACCGCAAACACGACCCTCGTGTTCCCCGGTCCGATATCGGGACGCATGGTGTTCGGCACCAGCCCGGCCAGCAGCACCGCAACCTATGTCCTCAGCGGCTCGAACACGCCCGGAGGAAAGACCTGCGCTTGGAACGGCGGCAATCTTTACCTCAACAACGACGCCGCTTTTGGCTCCAGCACTGAGACGGTTACTTTTGCCTCGACGGGCACGCTCGACAATACGAGCGGTTCCTCCAAGACGCTGTCAAACACAGGAACGAAGGCGCTCAACGCGAACCTACGCTGGGCTGGCTCGAGCGATCTCAGCTTGGGATCCGGTAACACAACGTGGAACGGCGCCCGAACCTTCACGTTTGCGGGCGGTTCGGCAACGGGTACGCTGACGGTTCCAGCGAACACGGCGACGACGACCGCGTCGTCCACCTGGAACGTCGGCGGCGGCACCTCGGGGGCCAAGCAGCGACTCGCGCTCAACGGCGGCAATGTCTCGACCGCGACGGCTGGCTCGGTGACCGCCGGATATTTCCGCATCAACAACAACCTCGGCCTCGGTGCAGTCGGAACCACCGCAACGTGGACGGTATCGTCGGGGGCCGCGCTCGAGTTGACCGGCAGCATCACGCCGACGAGCAACAAGACGGCAGCGATTCTCGGCACGGGACCGCAGATCGACGGCGCGTTGCGCTCGGTAAGCGGGAGCAACACTTGGTCGGGGCCGCTCAGTATCTCGTCGGCTGCCGTGACCACGCGATTCCAGGTGGACGCCGGTACGTTCACGCTCTCGGGCGCACAGATTGCGCCCGCCGTCTCGGGAACGCCTCTCGCGTTTACCGCCCTCGGAGCGTCGGCGGTTCTTCAGCAGCAGCGCCAACTCGGCGCCAATGTCGGAGCGGTCAGCACGAACAACGGCGGCGCGGGAACAGTCATCTTCTCGACCGCCAACCTGCACTCGGGTGCGCTGACTTGCGAGGCGGGCGGCACGACGAAGGTAACGAACGTCAACGCTACCGGCTCGGGTGCGGGAAACGACGTGTTCGTTGCCGCGAGCGCCACCCTCGAAAGCACCGTGCAGTCCATCTTCTCCGCGAAGCTCTCGCTCGGCACCAACGGGTCGGGCGCTCGCGCTGTCCTCAAGTTCGCCGCGTAACAGGAGACACCTCATGGCACTCATCGGAAACTGCATTCCCGCGAAGAACGACGTCTACTTCGACTTCCCCGCCGCCTACGCCCGCGTCCTCTCGGTGACTTCCGAGAACGTGGCGAACGCCGTCTCGTTCATCAAGGTCGAGATTCACGCCGACGCCTCGGCGCGACAGGCACAGGCCGTGCCGGTCGTCGGTCGCGTCTACAACTGCCCGACGGTCGATCTGCCGGCGGCGTCCAGCCCCATCGCCTCCGGCTACGAATGGCTCAAGACCCAGCCCGACTTTGCCGGCTGGGTGGACGCCTAGCGTCACTCGTGTCGAGCCCGCTGCGGTAGGGAGCGGGCTGACGCGACAGCAGGAGACGACACCGTGCCCGAGTGGATCATCGCAGCAGTTCCGGTTGGATTGAGCATCCTCGGTGGCCTTTGGAAGGTCGCCAAAGAGATCAACCATCTGTCTTTTGCGGTCGACACGCTCGGGAACGTGCTGCACGAACTGCGCGACGACCAGGCGCAGCTCCGTCGCGAGGTCGCCGGTCTTCGCCTCGAACTCGAGGTCGTCAAGGCCCGGATGGAGAAGAACTCATGATCCGCACTTACACGGTCGACATCAGCACGACCGAGGCTTACCCGTCGTCGCCGCAGGTCGAGGTGCCGTTCGTCGGTCGTTCGTGCTCGGTCGTCTCGCGGCATCCGAGCGCCATCGTCAACGTGAGCCTCGATGGCGTGGTCAACGCCGCCGTCATCGACTCTTCGCGCGTCGTGGGCATGTCCTTCGGGACGCCGACGCAACAGATATGGGTCTGCCGCGAGGCGGGCGAGGTGTCGCCCGAGACGGTGCTGGTCGACGTGACGGTCGAGGATGTCATTTACTGACACGACGACCCTGGCGCCTTGCGCGTGGCCGCTCGACGAGCAGGGGTACGCGCGCTTGTCGGACCTGCGACCCGACGAGCCACCGTGTGCGCTGCCCGAAGGGCTGCGCGGATGGGTCGCGCAAGAGCAACTCGTTGACGAGTACGGGCATCCGATGGACGCCGAGGTGCGCGACTACAGGTGCGAGCACCGCGACACGCCCGAATGGAAGGCCGCGCACCGCAAACACTGGGCAGCGCGATCTGCTCCGAAGGAGAAGCCGATGGAAGAGATCAAGCCGCCCGAGGTCGCTCCGCCCGCTCTTGCCCCTGTGCCGGCCGTGACAACGGCGACCGTTGCCGTGCCGCACGACGTGCCGCCCGACATCATGGCGCTCATCCCGAAGGACGGCAGCGCAAGCGTGCTGACGGTGCTCCTCGCCCTTATCGTCATGGCCGGCGCCATCGCGTGGAGGTTCGGCCCCGGCTGGATGGAAGCCAAGCGCGAACGCGAGGCAAAACAGGCCGAGCTCGAAGAGAAAAAGCTCGAACAGCAGGCGAGCCAGCACGCCGACTGCAAGATCGCCCGCGACGAGCTCGCGCTCAAGGTCGCCTCGGTCGAGTCGCAGGCGGCCGGCCTGTTGGCCCGTGTCGATGAGCTCGCCGGCAAGGGTGAGCAGCAGGGCTCGCTCGCGGTCGGCGGCGACGACGTCGAGAAGCGGGTCGGCAAGCTTGAGAAGGCGCTTAAGGCGTTCCAGAAGGCGCAGGTCGCGCTCAAGAAAGGGAAGGCATGACCCTCGACGGAATCATCAACCTCGCCGGCATCGTCGTTCCGGTCGCGTCGCTTGCGGCCAGCGTGCTCAACCAGCGCATCCGCAACACGCAGGCGGCGGGCGACTCGGTCGCGCCCTGGCTGCTGACCGTCGCGGCTGGCCTCAATGCCGTCGCGTTGAACGGCGACAAGGCCGTGCAGGCGGTCAAGTTCGCGAAGGGCGGAAAGAAGTCGTGAGGTCGCTCAAGGACTTCGCGCTGTTCATCGGGACCGGCATCGTTGGGATGCTTGCTGCGGCTTGGGCGGCGGCAACGTCGTTCGTCCGCAAGACGCCGCAGCCCGACGTTGGCGCGTCATTCCGCGCTCGCGTGGCGCAAGCGAAGGCCGAGCGCGACGCGGCGTCTACTCCGCCGGAGCAGGACTGACCGGCTTCGGCTTGCGAGGCTTGCGGGCCTTGGGCGCCTCGACAACGTAGCCGATGGCGCTCGGGGCTCGGCGGTCCCAAAGAAGCAACAGCAGGCCGAGCAGCTCGAGCGGCATCATCGCCGTCGCCTCTTCCTGGTCGTCGCGACAGATGGCGACGGGCCAGCAGTCGGCGCCCGAGCTCGCGATGGCGTTGCGAGCCTGGCGCAGGGCGGCGCGGCTGTCGGTCTTCTTCCCGCGCTTGAGCTCGAGCCAGAGCGGCCACCCGCCGGGCGTGAGAACGTCGGGCTCCTCGGCGGTTCCGCCTCGAGGTTGCGACAGGCCGCGCTTCGCCTCAATGCCGACTTTCTCGCGAAGCCACTGCGCGACCTCGCGCTCGAAACCGTGACCCTTGGTCCTTGCCGCTCGTCCGCCCATTCGGTCACCATCGCACCGCGCGTTGCCGTTGTCACGCGGTAGCGTTTCGCGTACCGTGCGCGTCTTCCGACAGGGGTGCGCGTGCAGGTCGAGTTCCGCAACGTGTCGTGCCGCATCGTCCGAGCGGACGACTACGAGCGCGACTGGTTGCGGCAACTCCTCACGTTCCGCACAGTCGGGGCGACCGGCGTCGAGCGGCCGATGTGCTTGCTGGACGAGACCGCCGGCGAGTTCCCAAGCGGCTTCCTGCCCATCGTCCAGTCGCGGGCGTCGAAGGAGCTCCGCACGCTCGATGTCCTCGACCTCCGCCCGGCCTCGCCGGCGCGCGACGAGAGCGTCGACGTGTCTTGGCTGCGCGACTACCAGCGAGCCGCTTTGGAGGCCGTTTGCGCCCGCGAGCGCGGCATCCTCTGGCTCCCGACCGCATCTGGGAAAACCTCGACCGCTTCGAGCATCGTTGCCTCGTTTCCGACGGCCCGCTGGCTGTTCCTCGTTCACCGGCTGTCGTTGCTCAACCAGACCGCCGAGTCGTTCAAGAGGTTCACGGGCGAGACCGCAGGCAAGGTCGGCGAGAGCGGGTGGCGTCCCCGTCGGTTCACAGTCGCGACCTTCCAGACGCTCGCGGCTCGCCTCGCGAACGGCGACGCCGAGGCGCGGGCGCTGCTCGAGGCGGTCGACGGCGTCATCGTTGACGAGGCGCACGCTCTCGCGGCGTCGACCTTCACGACGGTGATGGGCGTCGCGACGAACGCCCGCTATCGCATCGGCCTGTCGGGAACGCCGCTCGCTCGAGGCGACCGGAAGTCCTCGCTCGTCGTCGGTGCGACCGGCCCCGTCATCTACCGCATGCGGCCCGAGGTGCTCGTCGAGCGCGAGGTGCTCGCGAAGCCGCTCATCCTCATGGCGGACTGCTGGCAGGACGAGCTCGACGACGCGACGTGGCCGACGGTCTATGACCGGCTCGTCGTGCATTCGGCGCGGCGCAACGCGCTCGTCGTCGAGGCCGTGCGGCGCTCCGAGAAGCCCGCGCTCGTCTTCGTCCAGGCGGTCGAGCACGGGCAGGTCTTGATGCGCGCCTTCGCCCGCGCCGGCATCCGAGCAGCCTACGTTCACGGGGCGCACACGACCGAGCAGCGAGAGGCCGCCATCGCACAGCTTGTCGAAGGGCGCATCGACGTCCTCGTCTGCTCGGTCATCTTTCAAGAGGGCGTCGATATTCCGGCGCTTCGGTCGGTCGTCATTGCGGCCGGCGGACAGTCGACCATCGCGGCCATTCAGCGCGTCGGGCGCGGGCTGCGAAAGGCGGAGGGGAAGAGCTCCTGCGTGGTGTGGGAGTTCAACGACAGGGGCCAGCGATGGCTTGAGGCGCACGCGCGCGCTCGACGCCTCGCATATCAGGCCGAGGGTTACGAGGTGCGCGTGGAGCACCTGGGAGACAGCGAATGACGAAGGTTCGGACGGAAGAGTTGCAGGAGGCGCTCGCCCTCGGGCTGCGCGTGGGACGGACGGACGGGACGACGCAGGTCCGCCTCGAGGGCTACGGCGACACGCTGCGCGTGAGCGTCAACGTGATCGGCGACTGGTACGAGCGGCGGCTCGGCGTCTCGGGCGGCATCTCGACGTTGCAGGCCGTCGTCCCGCTGCGTCACTTCGCGGCGGTGGTCGGCGCGCTGCACGGGGACACGACGAGCCTTGATTGCCCGTCTCTGGCCCGGCGCCTGACGGTTCAGAGCGGAGCTGCTCGGTTCGCAGTGCCTCTCATCGACGCCGACAGCGCGGCCATCTCGGTGCCCTGCAAGGCAGACGACCTGTGCCCGCAGTGGGACCGGCTCTCGACGGCCTTTGAGAAGGTCGCTCACGCGGTGGGCCATGACGAGACGCGGTATGCCCTGTGTGGTGTGAGTCTGTCCCGCGACGGCGACCGGCTCGCGTTGATGGCGACCGACGGGCACCGGCTGGCGCTCACGCGCACGGCGTGGCCGGTCGGGCTGACGCTCGGCGAGGACGCGCAGGTCATTGTGGCCGGCGACGCGACGAAGATGCTCCGCGCTTGCGCTCGAGCCGAAGGTCGATTCACGTTCGAGGCGAACGCGATCCACTACGCCGACGACAGCCAGGCGCTCGTGATGCGCCTCATCGACGGACAGCACCCCGACTGGCGCAGCGTGGTCGAGGCAGTCGGCGAGGGCCAGACGGTCACGGTCGACAGCGGCCTTCTGGTCGAGACGACTGAGCAGGCGCGGGCTATCGGCGGGACGTCGCTGCGCGTCCAGGCGACGGTCGCCGGGCAGTCGATCACACTCGCGGCTCGAGAACCCGACCTCGGCGAGCTCGTCGTCACGCACGACGCGGCGGTCGTCGGCAAGGACACCGAGAGCGACATCGGACTGAACCCCGGCTACTTGCGCGAGGCGGTGAAGGCCATCGGCGGCGAGGCGGTCGACCTGCGCCTCGTGGCGAAGGAAGAGCCGATTCTCGTGCTGCCGCACGGCGAGACGGTCGCGAGCGCGAAGACGCTGTCGGTCATCATGCCCGTGCGCGTCTGACGAAGAAAACAAGCGAGCCCGCCGGATGGCCGGCGGGCTCGCTCGGAGAGATGGGACTCTCTGTTCTGACGGCGGGGGGACCGTCAGACCTTGTGTTCTAGGGCGATAACGAGCTCGGCGTGCAGCTTCGGCGACCGCTTGATGGCGCGGATCACGGCGCGGAGCAGCGCCTCGTCGTGCTCGACCTGCTCGTCGGGCGCCGCCTGTTCGTCGTGCTGGGTGACGTAGACAACCTGTGCGTCATCCCACGGTGCGGACTGGTTCATCGCTTTCCCTCGTAGCATTCGTGCAGGTCGCCGCGCCACGAGTGCGCGTCTGGCTTGAGTCGCAGCGTTGAGAGCACGAGCCTCGGCGCCGTGTAGTCGATGCGCGGCTCGTCGGGCGTCGACCAGATCGCCCACTCGCCCGGCGCCGTCGGATGGTAGCTCGCCGAGCAGACGATGGGAACGCGGGCGCCGGTGAAGGCGTGCGTTGCCAGGTGAACAGGGCGGTGACATTTGTCGCAGTGACGATTAGTCACGACGCGAGCCCGCCCACCAGTCGCGCAGCGCCCAGGGGAGTTCGACGGGCTGGCTCACGACTGCACGTCCTTGACGCCGTCGAGCTTGAGCTTCTCGATCTCGGCGGCGAGTTGGATGTTGCCGCCGACGACCTTCGGGAGTTCGTAGAGCAGGGTCTGCACCTGCGTGAGCGCCTGCGCGGCCTGCGCGACGATGGCGGACACGCGGGCGACCTCGGGGTGGACCTGCTGCTCAGCGACAGGGGCGGAGTTCTCGGTGGTCTCGGACATTGGGTTCGCGATGCCCTCGCGGGCGGCTGGGGGTCAGTGGACGGACGGGTCGACAATCGGCTCGTCGGCGCTGGGAACGCGCAGGGCGCGCATCTCCTCGGTCGCCTCGCCGAAAAGCAGCCACTCGTCGGAGCCGTGGCGCGTGCTGCGGGCGGCGTACTCCTCGAGAATCTCGGCGGCGCGCTCGCGGACGGCGAGTCCGTTGCCGGCGGCGATCTGCTCGGCGGCGTAGGACCACGCCTCGCGCTCAAGGTCACCGAGCGCGGCCCACGGAGGCGTCAACGCGAGCAGGTCGGGCGCGGTCTTGTCGAGGCGAAGGTGAATGGCGGCGAGGAGGATTTGGCCGAGGTTGGTCTTTGACATGTCGGGAGCCTCCTCTCTACTGCGCGCAACGGGCGTCGCCCGCGCCGAAGGTCGCCTCGCACTGGTGCTTGTCGAGGTCTCGCTGCTGGCTACAGCCAACGGCCGCGACGGCGGCCATGAGGACCGCGAGACCGACCGCGATGAGCCAGGTCGGCGTCTCGCTGTAGACGCGCTCAACGGTGGTTACGAGCGGGAGGAGGTGGGCGGGGGGAAGGTCAGTGCGCTTCATCGGTATCTCCGTGCCCGAGCGTCAGTGCCGGGGTGGGCGGAGATTGCGACAGGCCACGGAGAGAGGCAAGAAAAAATCGACGCGGCGTCAACGAGAGACGGCCAGCCCCTCTCGGAACCGGCCGTCGGCGTCGAGGTGCGACCGACGAGGGTTGTCAGGCGCCCCACTGCGCCCAGACGCCGGCGGCGCCGGCGAGCTGCTCGGCCTTGTCGCAGATCTTCTTCGCGTAGCCGGGGTGGAACGTCGCCTCGTCGAGGCTCTTTCCCTCGGCGAGGAACTTTGCAACACGGCCCGCGCCCGCGTTGTACGCGGCGATGGACGCTTGCGAGAGCGCGTAGGCGTCGAGCTTCGGGTGCTTGCCGGCGAGGTACTTGCGGTTGCTCAGGAGCAGCTTGCACGCCTGCGCGAAGATGGCGGCCGGCTCCTTCCACGCGCCGCTCTTGCAGAACTCGAAGTGCGCCTCGAAGTCGAATTGCATCAGCCCGCAGCCCCAGCCGGTGGTCGTCGGCACCCAGGCGTCGACCGGCCCCGCGAGCTTACGGGCCTTGATGCCGTCGGCCAGCACCTTGCGCTCGACGCCGGGCAGCGGAGCGGCGGCCATCTTCGTGTTCCGGTCGGGCGTCGCGGGGCGCGCGATGTAGTCGCCCGAGCCAGCCGGCCCCGGCGGCTTCAGCGCGAGGCCGAAGTTCGACTCTGCGTAACAGATGCCGAGGAGCAGGTACGGCGAGACGCCGTGGTCCTTGCCGGCCTTCTCGGCGACGTCGGCGAGGTACTCGCAGCCTTTGGGAAGCGGTGAGGCGAGGTGCATGCAGTCTCCACGCGGGCGCGGAGAAAAGCGCGGCCCGTCGATGGAGTCCCTACTCCTTGAGGATGTTCTCGCGCAGTTGCGCTCGCGCTTCGCGACGCATCTTCTCGGCGTACCAGGCGTGCTCCTGGCAGAGCCGGGTCTTACTGTGTGCGGCGCATCGGTACTTGCACGAGGCGTCAAACGAGCAAGGCCACGCGATGCCGTGATGCGAGACGCAGAACCCGAGTCGGTTTAGGACGACGCGGTCACACCCGTCAAACGCACAGATGCGAGGTTGTCTGTCGACGGCACGGCAACCGATCATGGCATCTCCACGCGCTGCACGGTTCCGCCGCGCGCCCAGACCTCGATGCGGTGGCCGAGCATGCGCCATACCTCGGCGCGGATCGCGTCGTCGGCGAGACGGTACCAGCGCACGTCGCGGTCACTTGGCTGCCCAACGGACACCCCGAGTTGGTAGCCGGTGTCGAGCAGCATGACCGCAAGGCAGAGACCGCCAACGTGCTGCGTCAGCGGCGCTTCTTCGGCGGCGCTTCGGGACTCGGGGTCAGAAACCATGTGCGAAGGCTCGTCGGTGCGGGTGGAGGCGGTGCATCGGGGGCGTCTTCCTCGGGAACCAGCTTTCTGAATCGCGCCAGCAGCGCGGCCGGCGAGGCGTCCTGCCCGTGCGAGACGAGCAGCAGGCCGAGGACGCGCTTCGTGACCCTGTCGACATCGTTCTCGCGCCAGTAGGGCCACGTCCGCGCGTACCGCTCGGCGACCTGCGCGGGCGTCAGACGGTGCAGGACGCGCAGCGAAAACAGTTCCCATTCCTCGGACGGAACCTGCGGGACCGCCTCTCGGAGCTCGGCCCACGCCTCTGCGGGACGCTCAGCGTCCTCGAGCAAGTCGTCGGCGCTGCGCTGATGCGAGGGCAGGCGGCGCGCAAGGAGCTCGTCGTTCTCGTCTCTCGCGACGTCGAACGACTCGCCCGGCTCGAGGCGCCTCGCCGAGCCAGTGCGCCACCAGGCCATGTAGTTTCGGAACGAGACGGGTGGGATAAGACGGACCATCGCCTCGCGGATCCGCAGGTCGACCCAGTGTGCGGCGTATGACCAGGGCGCGGTGTCGTCGAGGCGGCTCACGTCGTACTTCTCGAGCCCCTGCACGAGGCCGACGGTGCCTTCGCAGATCAAGTCCTCGCGGAGTTCCGGGTCCATCGGCTTGCGGCCGGCGAAGTACTGCACGCGGAGCTTCACAGACGGGATCAGCCCGACAATAAGCCGCTCTCGCGCCTGCGCGTCACCGGCCCGCCATGCGACGACGAGGCGCCGCTGTTCGGCGGTCGGCAGGAACGGGGCGGAGGAGAGCTGTGACATCGAACCCCGGAGCGTGAATATCTGTACGGTGGCGCAACCTACGGCGTTTTGGGGTCGTTCGGCAAGGGAACGACGACCAGTTGTGGTCGACGAATGGCGGGAGGAACGAGGCCGCGCTCGACGAGCCTTGCCTTGCGAACGGCCTGCGAGATGGTCGACGGGTGGACGCCGAGCAGGCGCGCGGCCCCGGCGTGCGTCTTCGCCTCGGCGATGGCGCGGACGACGTCGCCCTCTCGCACGCGCGGCGGTCGACCTCGAGTCAGCGACGGGCGGAACGTGACACCGAGCCGCTTGCCCATGCCGACGACGGTCGTATGCGGGAGTTGCAGGATGCGCGCGACGTCGCTGACAGATGACATCGGCGCCAGCTCAACGAGCAGCTTCTCCCGCCGGCTACGAAGATCAGTGTCGGGCGCGGGGATGCCGTACCGTCGACGGATGGCCCAGACGCGCTGCCGCGTCACGCCGAGCGTGCGAGCGATAGCGGCGTCCGAGATGCGGCCCATGCCGATGGCGCGCGCCTCAAGCTCGGTCGCGAAGATGAGACTCCTACCCATCGGACTCTGCTTCCCATCGGTCGAGGAGCGCCTTGACGGCATCGGTCCACGACGCGCCTTTGCAGGTCCGCATCACGGCTTGCAGGCGCGAGACAAAGCCCTGGTACTCGTCGGCCTCGACGGTCAGTACCAGCGTGCGGACGTCGTCGTCCTCGCCGTCGAGCGCCTCCATCGTCGCGTCGGCCTCGTCCGAGAAGCCCTCGGCCAGCGTCGGCGCGTCCTTCGCGGCGGCTTTGAGGAGAGCGTCGACCTCCTTTTCACTGAAGCCCGTACCTCCGAGGGCGTCTGCATCCCGCAGGTCCGCAAGAATGGCGCGCAGCAGGGTGTCGTCGTAGCCGCCGGTCTCGACCAGGCGGTTCGACGCGATGAGGTACGCCTCGGCGTCGGTCTCGTTTTCAAACGACACGCCGCCAAGCACCGGCACCAGCCACTCGCCGTCGGGCGCGACTTCGACCCGCGACGGACGGTCCTTGCCCGCCTTCTTGAGCCGCTCAAGCGCCTCGGCGCGACCGTGGCCGGCGACGAGCCGCCCGGTCTTCTCGTCACGCACCAGCGGGTCGATAAAGCCGAAGCGCCGGATGCTGGCTTCGATGGATGGAAGGTCGTGATCCTTGGGATTCCTCGGCCACTTGGCGATCTCGCTGAGTCGGACGAAGTTGATCTTCTGCATCTACCGGGTCTCCGTTCGGTTCGCGCGCTCGCGCAGGGCGGCGCGGTCGGCGAGGGCGGCATCGAGCTGCTCGCGGAGCAGGCGCACCTCGTCGATCAACCAGGCGATCTCTCGCACCGGGACGACGATGCGGGCCGGGTGCCGCTGCCGGTCGCAGCCGTAGGCGTGCTGGCCGAGCTCGGCGAGGGCGTAGCAGCAGCGGTCGGCCGGCGCGGCTTTGGCGCGGGCGTGCAGCGCGTCCATCTCAGCGTCGGTCATTCGAGGCCCGTGTCGGCGACCATATCGAGCACGCGAACGAGGACTCGGAGCACCTCCTCGCGGGTCTCCTCGTCCTTGCCCGTGAACGTCGGCTGATGCGCGTAGACGAGTTGCTGCTGGAGCAGAATCTCGACGACGCGGGCGCGGAGGCTTTCGCGGGCAGCTCGTTCGTAGACTTCGAGGGGGTCGACTGCGAGGTTCTCGCCTTCGGGCGTTGTCATGCCGTCGTCTTTATCACGGGACTGGGGACACGCCGACGCACGAAAGACGACGGCCCCGAGCGTGAGCCCGAGGCCGTCGTGGTGCTGCTGGTAGTGCCGGCTCGCCCCGTCGGTCGTGCGGCGGATTCCGCCCGACCTTTCCACCGCTGCCGGCCAGCCTTGTCGTCGCGTAGCGGTGCGACTCGGCTCCCTGTCTCTTCGCGAGGTGGAGGTCGTTGTCCCCGCTCTGGGTCAGCCACGGACCCGGTCCAGGTACTTCGTCGGCTCGCCCCTCCTGCGCTGCCGACCAGCGTGTGTGTCGACGGTGGACTCCGTCGCGCTCTCTCGTCTCGCGTTTTGCGGCACCTCGGCGATGTCGGGACCGAGGGCCGCCGTCGGAACGCGCGGCCGGTGCTCAGTCTACCTCATCGGGAATCGGATTGAGCCAGGCGAACTCGCCATGCAGTCGCTTGGCGGCCTCGTTGTAGGCGCGAGCGGCGTCGACCTCTGTCTTGAACGTGCCGAGGTAAATCCGGCCTTCCTTGGTCCGCACGCGAGCAATCCATCCCCACTTGTTTTTGCGTATGCCCTTCCATCTGAAGCCCGCTCTCGGCCTTTTGTTCTGACAGTTCTGTGCGTTCGTGGCGAATCGCAGATTGCATCGTCGGTTGTCGAGCCTGTCGCCGTTGATGTGATCGACCTGCATTCGCGCCGGAGGCTCACCGACGACCAAGTGATGAAGACGAACGAACCTCTTACCTGTTCGCGAGCAGGCATATGCACGCTCACCACCACTCAGCGACCAACGCAAGCGAGAGACAGACGGATAAACATCTTCGTCAACGAGCGTCCATTTGCCCTGTGTTGTTGGAATCCACCTTGCGCCTGCGACTGCTGCTGGCTCGGCCGTGCCTCGTTCGCCTATCGTAATGCAACCGCAGGACTGTATTCGTCCGTACTTGGCATCGCGCCACGCCATGACTTTCCGTCGACCGCAGTCGCACTGAATCTCAACTTGACGGAGCGAGCCCTTCGGAAGTCCGTCGACCTCTCGAATGACGGTTAGCATTCGGGAGCGATACCCCGGCTCAATCTTGTCCTTCACGCCTCTCATGCTGTCCTCTCAGTAACGGCCTCCGTAGTGGGACCGTTACCGAGAGGCTATCAGAGCGAGCCTAGAAGGGGAAGTCGGTCTCCGGCTCCGCGCCGAATCCGGCGTCCGTCGCAGCCTCGGAAACCTGCTGCCGGTCCTTCGGCGAGGTCAGGAACAGCACCTCGCGGGCGACGATCTCCGTGTAGTACTTGGTCTGCCCGTCGGGCTTCTCGACCTTGCGGTAGGTGATGCGGCCTTCGGCGTAAACGCGCGAGCCCTTCTTGAGATAGTCACCGCACGCCTTGGCGAGTCCGCCCCAACACGACACATTGTGGAACTCGGTCTTCTCGGTGGTGTTGCCGTCCTTGCCGGTCCACGACTCGTTCGTCGCCACGACAAAGTTTGCCACCGCCTGCCCGCCCTGCGTGAATCGGATCTCTGGGTCTTTCGTGAGGTTTCCGATGAGGCTCGCCTTGTTCAATCCGTTGGATGCCATGTTCGTCTAGCTTTCGCGCGTGGCGAGGCGCAGCTCGCTCGCGAGGGTAATGACCGACTGCGCTCGGCTTTGGACGTTCGGGTCGTTTCCGTGCTCGCCGAGCAGCCAGCCTCGGGCGAGCCGGAGAAGCTGCGTGTGCTGCGCGAGGAGCTCGTCGCGCCCGTCGAGGGCGGCGCGGACGTCCATCGCCCGGCGCTCGGCGGTCACCTTCGCGAGCATCTCCTTCGCCATCGCGGCGCGGGCCTCGGCCTCGGTCGCCATCGCGTCGGCGAGGCGCTGCGCGGCGAACGCCTTTGCCTGGCTGACGACGTCGGGGTGGTCGGCGTAAAGCGCCGCCTGCTGCTCGGCGATGCGGTCGACGACCGACGGCGCCGGCGCGTCGAGCGGGACGACCTTCGGTTTGCGGGTGCGAGGCTTCTTCGCCGTCTCCTCGGCGAGCTTCGTGAGCATGCCCATCACTCTTCCTCGGCGGTCCCGGCCACAACGGGCTCGGGGCGCTGCTTGCGGGCGGTGTAGACCGCGCGCGTCTTCGTCTTCGTCATGCCGGCGGCGCCGAGCTCCTCAAGCGCCATCTCGTAGGCGGCCTCAAGCGCCTTGCCCTTGAGCCCGCGCGCCTTGATCTCGGCCTTGAGCTTCGTCGTCCCGAGCTTGTGCTCGACGGCGTTCTGCAGGTCGAGTCGGGCGAGCGTTGCGTACTTCGTCTCGTCGAGCGTCGAGAGGTCGGGCTCCGTCCAGGTGTCGAGGTGTCGGCCGTACCACTTGCCGTCGACCTCGATGCCCTGCCGCTCGTCGACGTAGGCGCGGACGGCCTTCTCGGCGAGGTCGACCGCCGCCTGCACGGCCTTGACGCGATGGAGAATCCAGAGCGCCTGCTGGGGCGACTCGATGGCGCCGGTCAGCGGGTAGACGACGCCCTCGGTCAGCGGGACGGGCGCGAGCTCGTCGGTGGCCTCGTTGGTCTTCGAGCAGGTCGCGCGGATGGGGCAGTACAGCCCGACGCAGTGCTCGCCGGGGTTGAGCTTCGGCCGCTCGGTCGCCTCGCGCTGCCAGCGGGTGACGTTGGCCTCGACGCCGTCCAGTTCGATGGCATCGACCTCGCCCTCGCTCGTGCGGAGCTCGCCGTCCTCGTCGACCGTGTGCAGGTAGACGCGGACGCTGTCGAGGTCGTATGCGCGGGCGAGAAGCATCGCGCCGAAGAGGAGCTGCCAGTTTTCCTTGGCCTTCGGGAGCTTCGTCCTGCCGGTCTTCCAGTCGTGGACCTCGCCGCTCTTGCTCTGCTCGTCGACGCGCACGAGGTCGAGCGTCGCGCAGATCACGGTGCTCGGAAGGCCGTCGTACGCGGCGCGGCCCTCGCCTCGCGGCAAAAGGACGACGGTGCCGGTGGCGGTGTCGTAGCCGGCGCCCCACTCGGGCGTCGCGTCGGACAGGCTCGCGACGCGGGACGTCGACCAACCGTCGAAGGCGCGCTCGAGGCGGGCGGCCTCCTCAAGGTCGAGGCCGTGCTTCGCGGCGATGCCGTCGAGGTCGACCTCGCCGCTCGCGTACCAGAGCTCGACCGCCGCATGAAACGCGGTGCCGTAGATGGCGGGACGACCGGGAGGCGACGGCGGCCAGACGACGTCGGGCGCGAACGCAGCGCGGCAGTGCGAGACGAGCGGCAATTTGGAGCCGGAGATTCTGCTCGGCATAGCTCATCCTTTCGGTGGGCCGCCTGCCAGCGGCCGTGGTTCGGCTCGACGAACTGGATGGGCGGTCAGATTGCGCGGAGCTGCTGGTACTGGGCGGGCGCGTCCTTGCCGAGCACGGTCTTCCGCGCCCAGAAGTACGTCCAGGCGAGCGCGGAGTAGCGGCTCGGCGAGAGCATCGGCTTCGCGTCCGAGACGGTGCGCTGCGCGGCGGTCAACGCCTCCTCGGTCGTGCTGTCGCCGACGGTGGCGAACGCGCCGGCCTCAAAGCCGTCGAGCACCTCGCCCGTAAGCGGGTCGATGATGGCGCCGTCGTCGTTGCGGTGCGGACCGGCGACGGGCGCGGCGTCCTCGATCTGCTCCTGCGCGACGGTCTCCTCGACGACCGGCTCGGGCTCGGGCGCCGGCTGCACCTGGACGACGGGCGCGGAGACCGGCTGCGCGGGAGTGCGCTTGCGGACCTTCGTCGCGGCGGGCAGCGCGGGCTGCGTCGCCGTCTCGGCCGCAGCATGGACGACCTCGGCGATGACCTGACGCGGGGTGACGTCAACGATGTCCTCGGCCTCGTCGCGGGAGTACAGGCCGGCGACGACGTCGGGGAAGACGGCGCGGACGCACTTGCTCAACGCGCGGTGCCGCAGCATGTCCGCCGGGTTCGCCTTGTAGTTCGGCCGGTTCGTAAGGCCCGCCTTGACGGCGTCCTCCCACGAGAACGAGAAGCGGAACTCGGCGCCGCCCTTTCGCTTCGCGGCGTAGGTGGCGCGCTCCGGGGTCATCTCGATAACGCGGAGGTACTCGCAGACGGCGCTCTTGAGCACCATCGCGGCCATCAGGTCGGAGGACAGCGAGACCTTGCCCTCCACGACGTAGATGTTGCCGAGCGACTGCATCGTGCTCAAGCCGAGCTCGCGTCCCTGCGCCATGATGAGGAACGCCTTCTGGGGCGTGTCGACACCGCGCGGCGTCAAGCCGCTCGAGACGAGGATCTGCGCCATGCGGAACGCCTCGTCGAGGTTGGTGGGCTCGTAGGCGAGCGTGTTGACGCCCTGGACCGGCGCCTCGTAACGCATCGGCGTCGCGCCGTTCGTCGCGGTGGTAGCGAGCGCGCGGTTCTGGAACTGCTCCTTGGTTTCGACGGCCATCGTGGCCTCCTGTGCGGCGAGGTGCCGCGTTGTGCCGCTCGTCGCGGCGGTGTGTGTCAGTGGGGGTCGGGGAGCTCGACGCGGGAGCGGAGCACCTCTCGGATGATGTTCCCGTAGGTGCCGCCGACGAATCGCTCGCCGATCTGCGTGATTGTGAGCGGCTGCAGGTTCTCGTCGAGCACCTCGACGTCGATGACGCTCGCCGGCTCGCCCTCATGGCAGTGCTCGGGGCGGCGGTCGGTGACGGGCTCGACGCCGGCGTCGACCTCGGCGCGGACGGTCAGCTCAACAGTGTCCTGCTCGTCGGCGGTCTCGGCCCAGTATCGGAAGCGGACGTTCGCTCGCATTGGCGTCTCCATGCCCTGCCGTCGCGGCAGGGTGTCAGTGGTCTAGCGGGTCGCGAGTTGCGCGCGGAGGCCGGCGTCGAGAGCGCGGTAGGCGGCCTCGGTGGCGTCGTCGTCGTCGCGGACCAGGAGCGCGCCGCAGTCGACGATGCAGCCACCGGTCTTGCGGGTGGTGCTCCACTTGCCGTCGCCCGCCCAGATACCGTCAACATCGAGCGAGACGCGGAGGGTCTCGGTGTTGAGCGTCGCCGTGATGGTCGAGGTGCCGTAGGTCGTCGAGGTCGTCAGGGTCATCGTCGTCTCCGTGCCGCCGCGTCAGTGCGTCGGTGTAGGCAACCTTGCCACGGCTACATGTGCCGGTCAACAGAAAAACGCACGGCGTCGTTTTGAGCCTGTTTCAGCGCCTTTCGGTCGCGGTGCAGCAGCTTTTTTCCCGCCTCCGTCGCCGGCCAGAAGTGCGCCCAGGCGAGGCGCAGCTCCTCGGTCGTTAGGTGCAGGCAGAGGCGCAGGATGGCGAGCCGCCGCTCCTGCGTGTGCCGCCCATAGCAGTCGTCGCACCAGCCGACGCAGCCTGGTCGAGCCCTAGCCGCCACGACGCGCCTCGACCGGCGGTCGCACACGCAGGATACGCTTGGCGAGGTTCGGCAGCATCCGCGCGCCTAGCGTTCGGCAGACGCGGTCGAGTGTGGACTCGCCGACCCGTGCAGCTCGAGCAATACGCGCCCGCGAGAGGCCGGCGGCCTGTAGCGCGCGGACATGGGCAGAAACGGGCGCAGCGTCGACGAGCGGACGCCGCACCAACCGAGCTCTGCGGTCGGTTGCGTTCGCGTCACGGCAGGGTTGGCACCGGCAGCCGTGGCCGACGTAGCGCGAGCGGGTGCCGTGCGGGACTCGGGGCTCGGCGGTCGTCATGCCGCACCTCCGCGCGTCCAGCACGCCGCGCACCTCGCCTCGTACTTGTCCGCTCCGCCGACCATTACGACGTCGTCGGCAGACGCCGTGCGGTAGCTGCGCGTCGCGTCAGCGCCGCAGCGCACGCAGACGGCCGAGAGCTTGTGAACGGCGTCGGCCAGGGCGAGCAGCGTCGGCACGCACCCGAAGGGCTCGCCGGTCGAGGTCCGGTCGAGCGCCGCAACGACGACGCTGATGCCCTCCCGCCGCAGGTGCTCGACGTCGAAGACGAGGCCGTCGTCAAAAAACTGCGCCTCGTCGATGCCGACGAGCTCCGGCCGCGTCGACAGCGCGTGCCGAAGCACCTCCGCACTCGTCGCGGCGACCTGCGCCGGCGTCTTGTCCTTGCCGTGCGTGACGACGAACTCGGGGTCGTAGCGGTCGTCGATGCATGGCTTGTAGACGCACACCTTCCGGCGGGCGAGTTCCCAGCGGCGAAGGTGCGACAGGAGCGCCGTGGTCTTCCCGCTAAACATGGGGCCAGAGTAGACCGTGAGGGTGCCGGGCTTCATGGCGTCACCGCCTTGTCGATCTCGCGCATCATCGCCTCGAAGCGCGCCGCTTGTGCTGCGCTCTCCTCGCGACAGCCGGTTACAACGCCACGCCGCCCGAACGCTCGGCAGTTGTCGTCGTGGCCCTTGCTCTCTGGGTGGCGGCAGTGAATGCAGTAGACGAGACACTCTCGTCCGTCAGTGATCCACTCCTGCTCGGCCAGCAAGGCGACGGCCTCGTCGTGACGGTTGCGCTCGCGAAAGGACTTGTTTTCGACGCGGGCCCGTATGGCGCTTTCGCCCGCTTCCGACAGCAGCCCTTGCAGCCTCTCCCGCTCGCGCCCCCAGACGGCCTTCAGAAGCTCGGCGGTGCCGAGTGCCGCGAGATGGTGGCTCGCCTCGAGTTGCAGTCGGTCGACCTCGTCCAGCAACGCTCGGCAGTGCTCGACGAGCACGGGCGCATACATCGCACCAACGGGCGGAATGTTGCTGATGTGATTGCGGACGGCGTCTAGTTCTTCGCGGGTGATGAGGCTCATTTGCCCTCCTTCAGCGCCTTGCGCGCGGTCTCAACGCCGGCCCAAAGGTCGGTCACTGTCGGCGAGAGAGGCGAGGCGACGAGTTCGAGTGCCTCGCGCAGCCGGTCAACCTCGGCGAGCAGCGCCTCGACGTCCTGTGCGGCGCGCTGCCCGAAGATCATGTCGTCGACCGAGCCGGTGAACGGCTTGCACGCCTTCGCGGCAGCAAGGCGCTCCCGGATGGCGTCGAGTTCAGCACTCGTCATCGGTCGTCTCCTTTTTCAGTGGGCATCGGTCGTAATGGTCGGCTGCCAAGGCACGCAAGGTCGCGATGGCTCGTCCGGTGTCGTCGTCAAAAACGGGAGCGCGGATGACCTCGCCGCAGCATGCCATCGACCTTTTCCACATCTGGTTCAGCCTGTACGTTCGCTTGAATGGCGGCTGCGTTAGGCGATAGCCGAACAGCATCCCTCCCGCAAAGACGACAAACACCATCAGAGTGTTCATCGCTCCCCCTTCCCGGACTTGAGCTCGGCGAGCATCTTCTCCATCGTCCGCTCGGCGCGGTCGAGGCTCTCGGCCCTCGCGACGTCCTTCTTGAGCTTGTCCCGAAAGCCCTTCGTGTTGTGCGCGATTGCGTGCGCGAACGCGGCCACCGCACCGAAGAACCCAACCAGCCCGCCGAGCGCAAAGCACCCGACGCCCAACAGAATCAAACCCATCATTCTTCGTCTCCGTCGAGCGCGACCTGCGCTCGTTCCTCGGGTGTCAGTCCTTCGTGGTCGCCGACAGCAATCTCCGTCAACGCCTCGCGCAACCGCAGTCCTTCGGCGTTGGCGCTGCGCCAACGATCACGCCACTTGATCGCGTCGCGGTCGCGGTTCAGGAGTTGATTGACCCGCTCGCGAAGGATCTTCGTCTCGTCGGCAGATGACCCGGCCTTCGGCTTCTCAATCAGGAAGCCGGTCGCTGGGATCGCAAACCTGTTCCCGCAGTTGCGGCACTCGGCCGGTCGTTGCGGCGGGCAGGACGAGAGCATCGTCGTTTCGTCGAGGGCGAGGCGCACGCTCCCGCAGCCGGGACAGCATCGGTCGGGCGAAAACAGCAGGGCTTCCGCCCGCTCCGCGTCGTGCGCGGCCAGCGCCGCGTCGATGCGGCGGCTCAGCGCAACGCTCAGTCCGTCCACGCTCTCGGCTTGGGCTTGCGCCTCCCGCAGCAGCGCCACGGCTTCGTCGAGGGTCATCGGCTCTCCTTCGCCCGGCGGGCGCACTTGTCGTGCGGCTTCGCCCAGGCGTTCATCGTCCGCACGAACGCGGTCACCTCGATGGGCGTCTGCAACCACATCGCGAGTCCGCAGTCAGGACAACGCACGCGGTAGCCCTCTCCGTCTTTTGCCACGACCACGTTGTTCCTCATCGGGTCTCCTTCTCGGCAACTGCCAGCGCCGCCGCCTGTGCTTCTTCCACGCTCGCGAAAGTCCCGTAGTACCTGCCGCCGAGCTCGACCTTCCATGCGCCTCGCGAGGCGTACACGCCGCGCAGACCTGGTCTCGGCGGTCGTCCGCCCAGACGCGCGTGCCGCACGACGAGCGCGCAGCCGCACGATCGGCTCGTCGCTCCGTCCGGGTCGATGGCGAGCCACGCGCCAAGGTGCATCCGAGCCTCCGTGCCGCAGTCGCAGCGCACGACGACCGTGCGGACCCGCTGCCGTCCCATTCGCGGTCCCTCGGCCACCACTACGCGCATCCCGCGACGCTCGCCGATGGGCGCGGGTCGAGCAGGGCGACCCATTCCTCGCTCTCCTCGGCGACGGCCTGCGCGAGCGCCGAGGCGAAGTCGGCGCGATCCTCGCGCCTCGGTCGGTCGTCGGTCGGTCGTCGGTCGCCAGCGTCGGGCGACACCGGGCGGACCGGAGAGACGGGCGGCATCCGCACTCCAACGAAAAGGGCGCCCCGAAGGGCGCCCGAGGTGGCGGCGACTGCTAGGCGCGGCCCGTGTGACGCAGGACGCGCTCGCGCTCGTCGTGGCCCATCGCGGCCAACTCGCAGTCGCTGACGGCCGAGGTGCGCTGCCACGTCTGCGAGTAGACCGACCAGTAGGTCACGGTGCCGTCGCGGTGGTAGCTGGTCTTGCCGGTTGAGGGGCGGGTCGCGGTCAGCAGGGTCGAGGTCATCTTCGTCTCCGTTCCGTCGCGTCGTTGCGCCGGTGAGAGACGTTTTGCCACGACCCTATGCGCCGCGCAAGAAAAAAAGACAGGGTGTCAGATGGCCTTGTTTTCGGCCATCCACGCGACGAGGCGCTCCCACTCTGACTGGTCGCACGGGTCGCCGCAGGTGCTACCCATCCGCTCGTACCGGGCGAGTTCCTCGGCGACGTCGCGCTCGATGACAGCCCGCTCGCCCTCGCGCAGATGTCGCCAGTACCGGCGCACCTGGCTACAGGCGTCGCCGACGATGTAACTGCTTCGCCCGAGCGAGTACCGGACCTGCCCGACGAGCATCGAGTACAGGTCGGCGTGCGCGACCTGCGGCGCGTCGATGGTCTTCTTGACGAGGCGGGAGAGGTCTTGGTCGTCGCCCTCGGGCGTCTCCCATCCGAGCACCCGTCGCATCTCGGCGACCAGCTCGAGCGCCTGCGACTGCTCCTTCGCCGCCGCGAGCGTCACCTCGTCGGGGACGTACCAGCTCCACTCGCCGCCGCAGTAGCCCTCGAGCAGTGCGTGATGCGCCCGAGCGAGCAGGGAGCGCAGGCTCGCCTCGGTGTCGCTCACGGCGCGTCCTCGTCGGCGTCGGGCCCGTTGACGACGTGCGGAATGCAGGTCACGCCGGCCGAGCGAACGCCCTGGACGACGACGCAGGTTGCCTTCGTCCCGTCGCCGAGCGTCACCTCGTACTGGCGGAGGCTGCCGCCGCTAGAGTCGAGCCACGCGAGCAGCGCGAACACCAGCGCAATCACGGGAACCAACAGCAGGATGTGCCGCACCTCGTCTGACAGTCCGCTCCACCACGTCTTCATCGCTCGCCCCTCGCCTGCGCCGCAGCCAACCGCGACAAGGCATCGTCGCGCTCGCGCACGACCCGCCTCACCTCGGCGACCACGTCAGCCCCAGCGTCTACCTCGAGCACCTCGCCGAGCCGGTGGCGCAACCACGACAGCTCGACCTCTGCGTCTCTCGTCTCCGTCATCGCTTCTCCCTCGCGGCTCGTCGCCGCTCCGTCCGAGCGTAGTGTCCGTGCCGCCGGCAGAGGCCGGTCTTGCTGTCGAAGACGATGCGCGTCGAGCAGCCTGCGAACCGGCAGATCCCACCTCCGGTCAGGTAGTGCTCGTGGCACAACCCCGTCTTCCCGTGAACGACGACCGTGCAACCCACTGCCGTGCAGGGCGCGACCCGCTCGGCCCTCTCTTTGTCGTTTTTCACCCGGCATCGCTGGCAGAACGGGTGCCCTCGCTGGCACGGCCCGAGGCACCTTCGGCATTGGCCTCCCGACTGGTGATGCGACCGGCAAAAGCCCGAGCGGTTGTCCGAGCGCAGCTTGCGGTCGCAGCCCACCTTCCGGCAGACGGTCCAGGTCTGCTTGCCGGTCCCGCGAGCGCGCTTCGGGGCGCGCTGCCGCTCCTGTTCTCGCGCCGCCTTCGTGCGACCGTCGAGTCGCGTCTCTCGCTCGATGCTCACTCGATGCCGTCCGCGTGGCGCCTCGCGGCGACGTCGGACAGGAACGAGGCTGCGCTCGTCGCCAGCGGCTCCTTCTCGCAGGCCGGCGGCGTGATCAGCCGCCGCACCCGCTCGCGCAGCTCGGCCACCTCGAGCCATTGGTCGTTGCCCAGCGGCTCGACGCCGAGCCAGCGTTCGCACTCGGCGAGCAGGGAATGCAGAGTCGTCATCGGCTGTCCTTCAGCGCGGCGATCTTCGCTCGCGCCCCGTCCTCAGTCAGTTCGCGGTCGGCGTACGCCGCCCAGACCTTCGCCTCGGTGTCGAGCACGTCGACCGTATGGTCTCGAATGAAGGACAGCTTCTCGCGCAGGCGTGCCCCCTTGTTCCCGTGGACGCCTTCGAGCCGCTCCAGCAGCAGCGCGCAGTCGGCGTGCGTCAGCTCCATCTCGTCGAGAAGGTTCACGGCTCGTACTCCGGCACCGGCTCGTTGCGAATGCGGTCGGCAAGGTCCGAGCCCCAGGACACGCGCCGGAGAATCTGCCACCGCATATCGTCTGCGCCCTTTCGGTAGGCTTGAATGAAAGCAGAGCCCGGCGCGTAGACTGCTGGGTCGATAGGCAGCACCGCGTCGAGCGCGCCCTGCAGTCGATACGCCTGGTCCTGTTGACGGTTGTTCGCTTGGACGAGCCCGACGCACGTCTCATGCAGTTCCCGCACCCGCTCCTCGAGCGTGCGAACGTACAGCCGCTCAATCTTCTCGACGAGCGCGGCGGTCGTCGGTCGCGACGGCGGGTCGCGGTCCGGGTGCTCGGTGTGCCAGACGCACTTCGCCATGTCGCAGCACGCGCAGTCGCCCCACGGCACGCCGTTGATGGTGTAGCGGGTCGGGAGGGTCATTGAACGTCCGGGCAGATGGATCGGTGGATGGCGAGGTGACGCTGCATAAAGTCGTTGCCAGCGGCTTCCTCGCCCGTTCGCGTGAATCGGAAGACGAACCGAGACCCGCAGCTGCACTTGACCGTGATGATCGGCTCTCGTCGGCGTGGCAGATAAGCGAGCGCCGTTCGTGCGATATCCCATGCGAGAGGCAGCAGGGAGAGGCCAGCGATGATGGCGAGAGCGATGGCAAAGGCGTCGGTCACGGCTTGTCCTCGGGATCGGGGAGGGAGCGGATGTCGCCAGCAAGGCGCAAGTAACGGATTTCCATCTCTACATCGCCTTCGCTCCGCCATTTCTCGGCCTCGGACACGAAGCTCATTCTCGCTGCCTCCCGCATCGCGGCCACGCCGCGCTTGAAGGCGGCGCGCTCCACCTCGCGAACCCACGCGGCAGCGGGCAGCGGGTCGGCAGTCAGCCGCTCGACCTCCTGTTGCAGCCGCCCGTTCTGCCCGATGAGCGCGACGTTCTGCTTGGTCTTGGCCTCGACCTCGGCGGTCAGCCGCTCGACCTCGTTGAACACCCCTACCAGCGCGTCCGCGAGCGCGGTCGTCGTCGTCGCGTCGTCCAGCCGCAGTTCGATGCGCCCCCGGTGCCACAGAACGGAGATTGCGTCCTGCACGCGGGACCGCGTCGTGCCGTGCAACGTGCACTCCTCTCGGAACGCCTTCGCTTCGAGGTCGCGGTTCAGCCGGGCCAAGTCACGCTCGACGGTCAGCCGTTCGACCTCCGTGAGCAGTTCGCACCGGCACTTCTCGCTGGGGAACTTCATTGCCCATCCGCACTTCTCGCACATTTCGCCGGAGACCTGCACGGCCATCGCGTGTGCGTCACGCAGCCGCTCGACCTCCGCGAGCAGGGCGCGAAGGTCGGTCGGGGACTGATGAACGAACGTCACAAGGTCGCGAACCTGTGCGGCGTCCTCGTGAGTCGCGCACGGGTACGGGCCGACGTTCACCCAGCGCGTCGTGCCGTCGCGGTCGATCTCGATCTGTGTCGAGAGGCCGCATGTCGTAGAGGCCTCCACGCGAGCGCGGATGGCGTCGAGCTGTTCGCGGGTCACGGCTGCACCTCGCCACGCTCCATCCAATCCGTCGCGAGCATATCGGTCTGACTCGGAACCCACGGGACGTAAGTGCCGCCGACCGTGAACAGAAACAGGTACGGCTCGGAGAGATGCTCGTCCTCCATCGGATTCCACAGTCCGACGTGCATTCCCTTGCCATTCCACCCGGCACGCAGGAAGCGTAGCGAACGCCCCTGCTTTCGCATGAGTTGCGTCAGCACCCACGCAAACGTGTTCTCGGGTGCCACGTCGGCCTCTTCGTAGTCGGGCTGTTCGCCGGCCTCACGTGCTTCTTCGATTGCCATCCAGTCTCGTTTCATCGCATCCCCCTCGCCGCCGCGATGGCGGCGGACTTGGCCTCTTCGAGTGTGAGGGCGAACCCCACGGGCTGGATCATCGCGTTCCACGACCAGCCCATCACACCGTTGTAGTTGGCCCTGTGGCACTCAACGCGAGTTCCGTCCATCAACAGCGCCGCAAGACGATTTGGGCTGTTCACCTCATGCCAATCCCATCGCATCTCGACAGACTCCACAACATCCTTTGCGGAGTCCTGCGCCTCCGCGAGCGCGGCGTCGTGAATAGCAAGTGCGCGGTCGATGGCTCGGCACAGGTCGCCGTTGCCCATCGCGTCAACGTCCTCCCGCGCCTCGCGCAGCAGCGCCCAGGGGTCGTGGTTCTCATTCGCCATCGGCGAGATCCTTCGCGGCGGTGAGCGCCGCCTGTTGTGCCTCGGCCTCGGTCGAGGCGTAGCCTTCGGCAAGCCACTGCATCGTCGACAGCCCCGGAATGAACCCGTTCACCGCCCACTGCCAACGAGGGCCGACGATCTCCGGCTCGACGGTCAGGAGCCGGTCCTCTTTCGCCTGGTAGAGCGACGAGCCCCGCGAGCGAAAGCCGCCGTCCGCCTCCTCCGCCTTCAGCGCCCGCTCGGCCTCGATGCACAGGGTCCGCGACAGGCCGCCGTCGCCCAGCGACTCGACTAGCCGCCGCACGAGGTCGACCAGCTCCGCTCGCGTGAGGCGGGTCATCGCCCGCCCTCCTTCGCGACCTGCGCCGCGACCTCCGCGAACTGCGCCCGCCAGACGGGAATGGCCTTGAGCGCCTCGGTCAGCTCGCGCTCCTTGTCTTCGAGCCACTGGTACGCGAGCGCCATCGCGTACTTCGGCGTCTCGGCGATGCGGAGCAGGTCGGCCGTCTGGTGGTGCATCGTCTTGTTCGACCCGAAGACCTGTCGGATGCGGACCGACTCGTGCGAGTCGTCGGTCGGCAGGTTCAGCCGGTACTGCCGCTCGGACTTCTCGGCCTCGACCGTCGCCAGCCACGCCTTGGGCTCGAACGGGTCGGGCTCCATCACTCGGTACAGCTTCACCGGCTTCGTCATCGCTCCCCCTCGGCCTTTTCGGCCTTCGTGCAGTCCCGCATGGGACCGTTCCACCACGTCTCGCCGCACCGCACGCACCGATTGCCGCCCGTCCGCGCGTCGAGCTCCCACCGATGCCCGGTCGTCGGCAGCGCCGGAGCAGGCCGGCGGCGGAAGACGGGGGTCACGACTGCCTTCCCAGCACCATCGCTACGCGCTCCGCGACGGCCTGCGCGACGTTGACGGTGACTGCGTTACCCATCTGCTTGTACCGCGACGAGTCGGCCATGACGATGCGCTTGCCCGCCTTGTCGACGCCCTCAGCGTTCCAGTCAGGAGAAAATCCCTGCAGTTTTGAGCACTCTCTGGGAATCAGCCTTCGCACCGCCATGCGCGGGGTTGGCACAATCGGCGTGCCTCTGCCTGTGCCGTCTTCGGTTGCACCGTGAGCGCCGTCGAGAGTGTGGGTGATGTCGCCCGTCGCGCAAACGACTCTCGTTCCTCTGTCGGTTGAGCGCGCGTGCTCGGTCACGGTCACGGCGTTTGCTATGTCCGTCTCGCATGCATGCAACTCAGCGGCACGTCCTTCTGTCGGCTGGCCGGGGTAGATACGGAAGGCAACCGGGACAGTCACCGCAACGCCGTCCTTCCGTTTCAACGTCGGGCTAATGCCCACCTCGACGCCACCACCATGCGATCCGAGGTAGTCGTAACAGGCGACCGTCTCGTCCTTCGCCTTCATCGGCACCAGCCGCCCCGTGTAGGCGTCCTGACCCGAGTACGCACCAGGGTGCGTGTCGCTGCACAAGGTGCCGACCGTCTCGGTCGCGACGAGGTTCTGATACTCGTCGCCCGCAGGCCCGCCGGTCCCTTTGGCCCACTTGCAACTCACGGCGCCGCTAATCCCCCCCCCCTGTTCCGTCGATTCGCAGACTGCTCGGAGCGCCTGCTCCAGCAGCGGCGGGAGCGCCTTTCCTCGTTTTGCGGCGCGGCGCAGAATCCCCGCGCACGCCCTCGGCGAGAGAAAGTATTTCTGCGGCGCGTTCGCCTCCAAAATCGCTGACAATGAACACGCGACGGCGGCGTTGAGCGACTCCGTGGTGCTGGCTGTCCAGCACTCGCCACGCGACGTCACGCGCCCCGACGTCGACCAGCGTTTGGAGGACGACAGCAAAGTCTCGGCCAGCGTTGCTGCTGAAAAGTCCGGGGACGTTCTCGGCGATGGCGATATCTGGCTTGCCGTCGCGCGCCCGAAGCTCGCGAATAACTCTAACTGCTTCATGGAAAAGTCCGCTGCGCTGGCCGTCGAGGCCCGCGCGCTTGCCGGCGACCGAGAGGTCCTGGCATGGAAAACCGTAGGTGATCACGTCGACCGGCCCGAGGTTGTGCGCTCCGATCTTCGTCACGTCGTCGTGCAATTCGGCCCTCGGGAACCGCAGCCGTAGGACGGCCTGCGCCTTCTCGTCAATCTCGACGGCCCATGCCGTCTCAAAACCCGCTCGCTCAAAGCCGAGGTCGAACCCACCGACGCCGGCAAACAGCGACCCGATGCGGAGCTTACGCTCGGTCACAGCATCCCCCGAGCCGCCAGCCTCTCGTTGTCCGCGTCCTCGATGACGCCGTCCGCGCCTTCGGCCCGCATCAGTCGCTCGACGACGACCTGCATCGCGTTCTGCAGCGGCACCACCGACGGTCCCGACATCGACAGCGTGACCGCCGGCAGCGGCGACCCGCGCCGGTACAGCAGCGCGCACCACCCGTCAGGCGCCGAGCCGACCATCTCGATCTCGATGCGCCCGTCGTACGCCGTGCCGGCGAACCGAGATATCCGCCCGTCGCGAACGTGGCCGTGCGGGAAGGTCCAGGTGATGGGTTTCACGACTTCACCACCGGCGCGTCGGCGAGGCGCTGCCGGATGGCGACCTCGATGCGCTGCTCGCGGGTCAGGTCCGCCTTCGGGACGGAGTTCGCCAGCCGCGCTTCGAGCCGCGCGACCTCCGCCCGCAGCCGGTCGACCTCGGCCGACAGCTCCGCCTCCGTCATGCGCGTCGTCTCGCTCGTCATTCGTCGCCTCCCTCGACCGCCGGCTCGTGCCAGGTCGTCCGATAGCCCGTTACCAGCCACGCGCCAGCGCGAACCGCATGAATCGCCGCAGCCTTCGCGTCCTTGCCCGTCGCGGCCGTCGCCATCATCGGGGCGCCGGTCAGTCGTTTGACCTCGACGGCCCACTCCAAGCCTCGCTTCGAGACCGTCACCGGCACCCCGTCGACGACCGCGTACTGCCCCCGCGCCGTTCCCCACGGGTAATGCCAGTGGACTTGCCGCATCAGCTCGTCGAGGTCGCCCGACTTGCGCGCGGCATTGTCGTCGCGCCCGAGCTCGCTCGACAGCCACTGCAACCGCTCGCCGATGGCCTTCCCGTCGAGCGGCTCGTCGAAGCCGAGGTGGCGCATGACCTTGAACGGATTGACCTTGGCGCTCAACGCCGCGCGAAGCGGCTGGCAGTAGCTATTGCCGGCGAGCACCTGCATGCGCCAGTCGGTGCCGCACTTCCGCCATTCGGCGTAGATCTGCTCGGCGACACGCTCGCCCCACGCCGCGCGCTCGGCCTTACCGAGCTTCGTCAGCGTCTCGTCGTACGGCTCGATGACCGTCTCCGGCGCGACGAGCCCGTGCTTCGCGGACAGGACGTACCAGCGGTCGACGCCGACCTTCTGCGTCAGGTATGCAACTGACAGCCGGAACAACGGCGAGGTGTAGAGTTGCCACGCCGGGGCGGCGCGGGTCAGCTTGCTCGACGAGCAGGCGACGAAGCCGACCTTCACTTCCCACCTCCCTGCACGCTGACACCCGCCAGCGCCTCCGGCCCGAGCGGCGGCCGACCCGCTGCGTGCCAGGCGAGGGCGCGCTCCTCAAAGTCCGACAGCGTGACGCCAAGCGCGTGCGAGAAGCCGCGCAGCCCCTTCATGCCGACGCCCCACTGGCCGAGCCGTATCTGGGAGACCGCCTGCGGCGTCAGCCCTGCCCTCTCGGCGAACTCCGCCATCGGCCGACCGTCGCTCGCCCATGCCTCGAGCACCGAGCGGGCGTAGCCGTCGACCGTCGCCTTGTGTTCGTCTCCGAGCATCCGATTCTCCTTGCGCTCTCAAAGTCCCTTGCGCTACCGTCTCAAAGGACTTTACGGGAGAGGCCCGTAGCGGTCAAGACAAAAGCAACCGAGGTGTCAACCTCAAGTCAGGAAGGAGGGCGGATGGCAGGATACGAAAAGGCGAAGCTGGTCCAGATGTCCCGATGGGAACCGTGGGCGGATGCGTACTTCCGAGCCATGAGTTCGCATCAGAAGCTCGCGTGGATGTTCATCACGACAGGTCCACACACCTATCCGGCGGTGCCGGGGCTGTACCGGCTGACGTTTGCACAGGTCTACGAGCGCCTCGACCTGCGACACGACAACGGGGAACCGTTGACGCGCAAAGAGCTGGCCGAGATCACGCGGGACTTTTTCAGACAGGGGTACATGAAGGGCGATGGTATTACCGGCCTCATTCGTGTCTCTGGAGTCACTGCCGACATGCCAATGTCATCGGCGACAGTCGTTTGCAGCCAACTGAGCAAGCTGCCTGCCTGCGATCTGAAGGACGAGCACATTGTCGAGATGATGGAAGCCGTTTCATCCCCAGACGTTATCGACCTCCTCTCCCACCAGTTGGGCCGGTAGGACCATGCCGAACCGAATCATCAAGGACGCCATTCTCGTTAGCGCGAATATCGACCAGCTCACGGCCGACGAGGAGCGGTTCTTCTTCCGTCTCCTCCTCATCTCGGACGACTACGGCCGGTTCGACGCCCGCCCGCCGGTCATCCGGGGGCGAGCCTACCCGCTCAAGCCCGAGGTGACCGACCAGCACGTCCTGTCCTGGATCGCGAAGCTGGTCGAGGTCGACATCCTGCACGCCTACGAGGTCAAGGGCGCGAGGTTTATCGGGTTCTCGAACTGGCACACCTACCAGAACGTCCGCGCCGGCAAGAGCAAGTACCCGAGCCCCGAGGGCGCGCAACTCTTGCACGCGGAGGACATTGTCGGCAACGGCACGCCCCTGCTTGCACCTGCGATCATCTGCAAGCAGACGCAAGCCGATGATCCGTCTTCTCGTATCTCGTCTCTCGCTTCTCGTCTCTCGCCTCTCGTGTCTCGTGTCTCGCCTCTCGTCTCTTCTCCCGAACCTTCGCCGGCTGACGCCGGCGCGGAAGGCGACCTCGGACCGGCGCCCCTCCTGCTGGCAGAGACGACCGACCCGCAGCCGACGGCGATGCAGCCGGCAGCGCCCGCCCGCCCGACACCCGTCGTCGACGTCACCGGACAGGCAAGCCTCCTGCCGGCCACCGGCAAGCCCGACCGTCGACGCAAGCGCCCCGAAGAGCCCGAGGACGAACCGACCGCCACGGCCGACCTCGACCGCTGGGTGGCCCGCTACGTCGAGCTCAAGCGGCCGCCCTTCCCGCCCGCGTTGACGAAGGAAGACCGGATCTTCTTTTTTCAGCAGCGCAAGGCGCGCGGCATCGACGAGCTCGTCTGGGTGCTCGAGACCCTGCACACCGACCCGTACAGCGCTCACCTCCCCATCCGAGCCCTCGTCGCGCCCGAGGCCGCCCAGAAGGCCGCCGGTCTCAAGGCCAAGGTCGTCCAGTCCGCCGGCCCGCAACCCTCCAAGCACATCACCGGTCGCGACCTCGACGGCCTCTGGGCCGGCGAAGCCTAAGCCGCCGCCCGAAAGGAACCCGCCATGAAGCCCCTGTCCGAACTCGCCCCCTGGGAAAACTACTCCGGCCCCGAACTCGAAGAGCGCGTCGAGATGCCGCCCGAGCCGGAGCCCGTCGCTCGGCCCGAGCCCGTCGTCGTCACCATCGACGTCTCCGACCGCCGCCGGGGCTGCCTCCGGTTCGCCGGTGTCGAGAACGAGCGCCTCGTCGAGACCATCGCGACCGGCCCCGCCTTCTGCCCGGCCCTGCCCGGTCACGAGGGCAGTCAAGCCGCCGTCGAGGCTGTCGCTGCCTTCCTCGCCCGCCCCGAGCTCGCCACCCTCGTCCTCGCCGGCAAGGCCGGTCGTGGCAAGACCTACGCTGCCATCTACCCCCTCGCCCACCCGTCGCTCTGGGACATGGCAAAGCACAAGGTCTGCCAGTTCCTCCACGCCTCCCGCGTCACCGTCGGCGACCGATGGACCGCCAAGCGGGACGCCTGCATCGACGCTCACCTGCTCGTCGTCGACGACCTCGGCCGCGAGTCGGGCGACTGGGCGAGCGACCAGGTGCTCTCCCTCATCCTCGACCGCCACGACAACGGCCGGAAGACCATCATCACGACCAACCTTCGCCGGTCGTCCAAGGTCGTCACACCCGAGCAGGCCGTCCAGTACCGCAACCAGTTCATGGACCTGCGGTACACCGACAGCCTCATGTCGCGCCTGTCCGACCCGACCGCCACCCGCTTCGTTGTCTGCAAGGGCGACGACATCCGACCCACCCACACGCAGGAGTCCGCTGAATGAAGTTCATCGCCCCGAAAGCACGCTCGCCCCTGCACCGCGCCGCCGAGGGCGCCGTTCAGCGCCTCGTCGAGACGCCCACCCTCCGCACCTTGCTCGTGCTCGACGACCCGGCCGACATCTCGGCGCCGGCTGTCGCCCGCTACCTCATGGCGAGCCTCACGCCCGACAACAAGGTCGGCGCGCCCTGGTGCGACATGATTGAACCGAACATGAGCATCCCGTCGGACGACGAGATGCTCCGGGTTCAGAACGCGCCGGTCGTCGTTTTCTACAAGGCGCACGGGTACATCGACCCCGGCGTCCTTTACGACTTCGTCATGCTGGTGCGGAACCGGCACGAGCGCGGCCTGCGGACCATCATCACGAGCCGCGTCGAGAAGCTGGCTGAGTGGTGCCATTGGCTCACGACTCACGGGGTCAACCGAGACGAGGTGCTGCCGCTCTGGAATCTGCTTCAGTCCGACACCGGCCGTGCGGTAATACTTACCAAGTGATGCTCCCCCCGCTCTCCCCGCTCATGCGTACGGTGCTCATCCGGTTCGACTCGGAGACGACTGAGGCCGACGTGACCTGGTTCCTCGATGAGGAGTCCGTCCGAGAGCCGCGCATCCGCGCCCGCGCCGTCCTCGAGGCGCTGTGCAATATCGGCACACTCCACCGCGACGGCTTGACGTACCGCGTCACGCCGCGAGGCGACCGGGTCCGAGACGCCGTCCTCGCCGACCTCGCCGATCAGTCCCGCGCCGCCCGCCGACGCACTTGACATAATCACGACCGGCAGGAACGGCCCGCGCTTCGCGTCTGGTGTGTTCAATGTCCGCAGACAGCGCCGACCCCTCCCGAATCGCTGCTGACCCCGTTTCCGTTCGCGAGGCACCCGTCCATGAGCGCCACCCTGTACGACCTGTCCTCCGGCCTCGGTACCGCCGGCCGAGCCCGCGCCCGCCGCGACCAGGTCATCGGCATGGCGCACTCCGTCGTCCGTGAGACCGATGACGAGCTCGCCGTCCGCAGATGGTTCAGCGACGAGGTCTCCGTCTGGCGACGCCTCGGCACCCGCAAAGACGACCTGTGGGAGCTCGTCGGCGGAGAAACGTAACGAGGGCGGCCCGTAACCTGCACGGCACCGCCCCCGGCAACACAAAACACCACCGCGTGAGCCATCGGACCGTCGGCCACAGGCTTGCGCCCATATCCTCGCCCGTCATGGGCGGGTCCGCTCTCTCGAGCTGGTCCGCGTCACCTATCCCGACTCCCGCCTCGGCGCTAGGGAATCCGGTCCCATGACCTACGAACGCCCCGACCCTTCCGCCGCCGTCACCGTCGTCTGCTACCCGAACGGCGGCGCCTCCCTCGCCTGCGTCGACGGCCACGTCTGGTGCGGCTCGACCAGGCTCAAGGGCTGGCACATCGGAGAGGGCGTCGAGAGCCATGCGCTCTACTTCCCGACCGTGGCGAGGGCGCTCCAGTTCGCCAGGGGCAACGGGTGGGTGGGGGAGTAGCGTCAGAGACGACCTTCGGTGGAAGTGTCGCATCTTGAGTTTTCGTTCAGTACCGGCGCGGCCTAGCGCGATTCGACAGGATTACGACCGCCAACTTGCGACACCTCGCTTGCTCTTTGCGACATGTCGGAAGTAGGGTGTCGGAAGATGCCTGAACGCTTCATCGACAAGCACACCTACCTGCGGCTCGTCGAGGCGTTCCGAACGCACGGGACCAACTGGCACCGAGCGGCCAAGGCCGCCGATGTCTCCCGTGTCACCGCGCGCCGCGCCTACAACGTCGGCTGGCCCGACCGCTGGGAGTGGGCGCGACCCATCGCACTCGTTCTGACCGAAGACTCGGCGGAGGTCCGCGCCTCGCTCGAGGCCGCCGTCGAGTCGCAGGTCGACGCTGAGCGCCAGCGAAAGCGAACAGCGAAGCAACAGGCAGCCGACGAGCGCGCCGCCGCCAAGCGGCAAGCCGCCCTCGCCGACGTCGAGGCCCGCCGGCAGGCCGACACGGTCGCCGAGATTCAAAAGGCCGAGGCCGAGGCCGACGAGCTGCGCCGGCGCATCGCCGAGCAGGCGCTCCGGGAGCGGGAGGAAGCCGCCCGAGCTCGAGCGGCGAAGGAAGCCGCCGAGGAGGCGGAGCGCGAGAAGGCCAGGCAGCAGGCGCTCGAGGCGCGCACGCAGGAGGCGCAGCTCGTCCGTTTGGCTCGAGGCGCGGCCATCGGCACCCTCGGCGGGACGATGCGCTTGATGCCCGGCCTCGCCAAACTCGCCGACCAGCTCCGCGCCGCCATCGACGCCGGCCAGATACCCATCGACAAGGCGGCCTCGACCATCGGGCAGATATCCCGCACGGTGAAGGACGCGACGCTCGCGGCGCAGGTCGTCATCGAACTCGAGCGCCTGCACGTCGGCGCCCCGCAGGCCATCATCGGCGTCGTCCAACACGAGATCAGCGTCGACGAGGCCGTCTCCGCAGTCCAAGAGGCCGAGGCCGCAGTCCAGCGCGCCCGGCAGCTCGGGCTCGTCGTCGAATCCCAGAACGCCCTCGGAGGGCGAACAAAGGTGGCAGAGGCATGAGAAGGCCCGACCACGTCCAGGTTGTCGTCCGCCGGCACCCGCGCGGGCGGGTCACCTCCGTCGAGTGCCGCCTCTGCGGGACCGTGCAGCCGCTCGTCTCGCCGGGGCGTCGCACCCCGTCGGAGCGCGACATCAACCGCACCATCCACCTCTTCGGCGCCCTCCACGACCAGACCTGCCGCGACCGCGTCGCGGGGCTCGTCGAGACCATAAAGGCCGAGGCGGCAAAGGCCAACCCCGAGGTGCAGCTGTGACCGCCGAGGAGATCGCCAGCGCGATGCACGACGCGGCGCGCCGAATCGCCCACAAGGCCGAGAACAAGCGGCAGGCCGCCGCCCGCGACAGGCTCACCGACGACGAGACCGAGCGGGCCGACTGCTGCGAGGACATGGCGCTGTCGGGCCTCGCCCTGCGCGGTAAGCGGCCGGAACTCCGGTCGTATCACCAGATCCGCCGCCTGCACCCGAGCGGCAAGGTCACGGTATCGCCCATCCGGTACTGCCCGTTCTGTGGCGTCCGCTACCAGCCTGAGACCGGCGCGTGAGCGGCTACATCGCGCAGTCCAAGACCGTCGAGTGGGCGACGCCGCAGGCGTTGTTCGACCGGCTCGATGCCGTCTGGCGGTTCACCGTCGACGTCGCGGCCGACGCCGGCAACGCCAAATGCGCCCGCTTCTACGACGAGGCGGCCGACGGCCTCGCGCAGTCGTGGGCCGGCGAGCGCGCCTGGTGCAACCCGCCCTACGGGCGCGGCATCGGCCGGTGGGTCGAGAAGGCCGCGCAGTCGGTCAAGGACGCCCCGTCGACCGTCGTTGTGATGCTCGTCCCGAGCCGCACCGACGTCGCGTGGTTCCACGACCACTGCCTGCACAACCCAGACTGCGCCGTCGAGTTCCTGCGCGGTCGGCTCAAGTTCGGCGACGCCAAGGTGGGCGCGCCCTTCCCGTCGATGCTCCTGACCTTCCGCGCCCGAGCCTGTCCGTGACCAACCCGTCGGTCTACGACCGCGAGACGGCCGAGCGCCTTGCGATGGTGGAACTCCGCCGCGCCGGGCAGCGGGCGAGGCAGGCGCACTACGCGCTCGCCGCCGCCGATCCGCTGTCGTTTGCGGAGATGGTGTTGCGCGACACGGCCACCGGCGAGAAGGTCAAGCTCTCGGGCGAGCAGATCCGGTGGCACCTCACCGCCGAGCGCAGCCGCCGCACCGTCCTCTGGGCGCACGACCAGTCGGGCCGGTCGCTCTGGTCCGTCTCGCGAATCCTGCACACCCTCGGGAAGAACAGGAACGCCCGCATCGTCATCGTCGGGCGCACCCTGCCGGCGGCTCGGACGGTCCTCGGGCTCGTCGCCCGCTACCTGGACTCGTCGCCCGAGCTGCGCCACGTCTTCCCCGACCTGCGCCTCGACGGGGAACCGAAGGCCCGCAGCCTCGCGGTCGCCGGCAGGGTCCACCGCGACCCGTCCGTCCAGGCGGTCGGGACCGGCCTCGGCCTCGTCTCCCGCGCCCCCATCGACCTGCTCGTCATCGACGACGCCCTCGCCGACGAGCACGTCCGCACGCCGGGCGCCCGCCAGCTCATTCGCGACTGGTTCGAGGCGGTCCTGTTTGCGTCGGTCTCGCCCTATGGGGCCGTCGTCGCCCTCGGGACGCCGCTGCACCCGGACGACGCCGTGTCCCGACTCGCCTCGCAGCCCGACGTGCAGATCGTCCGCTCGCCGGTCGTCGACGCTGCAGGCGCCCCGACGTGGCCCGAGAAGTGGAACCTCGAGCGCGTCGAGCGGCGCAAGAAGGACATGGACGAGTCGGCATGGCAGCGCCGGATGCTCGTCGCGCCCATCCTGAGCGCCGACATGCGGACCGCCGCCGAGCCGTTGAACTCGTTCATCGAGCGCGTCAGCGGCGGATCCCTTATCGCCCCGCGCCACCTCGCGCCCCTTGTCGCCCTCCTCGAGCGCGCCCGCCACGAGCCGGTCCGAGCCGTCGTCTCCGCCCCGCCGCAGCACGGCAAGAGCGAGACGATCATGCACGCGCTTGCGTGGCACCTCGCTCAAGACCCGACGCGAACGCACGCCTACGTCACTTACGCCGGTAACTTCGCGACCGACCAAAGCCGGCGCATCCGGTCCATCACCGACTCGGCCGGCGTCGAGATGAGCGACCAGGCGGCGCTCCGTCGGTGGCGCACCGCTCGAGGCGGCGGGCTCATCGCCGAAGGCGTCTCGGGCCAGCTCACAGGCAAGAGCGTCGACGGCATCTTCGTCATCGACGACCCCTACAAGGACCGCGTCGAGGCTGAGTCCGCGCTCAAGCGCGAGCGGGTGTGGCAGTTCTTTACCGACGTCGCCAAGACCCGCCTCAACCCGGCCGCCTCCGTCATCGTCGTCCACACCCGCTGGCACGAGGATGACCTCGCCGGCCGCCTCGTCAAGCAGCACGGGTGGGAGCGGGTCAACCTGCAGGCCGTCTCGCCCGAGGGCGCCCCGCTCTGGCCCGAGCGGTACTCGCCCGCTTGGCTCAAGGAGCAGCGCGAGGCGCTCGGCGAGTACAGCTGGGCCTCCCTCTATATGGGCGAGCCGCGCCCTCGAGGCGGCGCCGTCTTCCGAGACGTCCGCCTCTACGACCCGCAGACGACCGTCGTCCGGTCGCATGTCTGGCGCGTCGCCATCGGCGTCGACCTTGCGTACACGGCCAAGAGCCGGGCGGACTACTCGGTGGCCGTCGTCCTCGCCGCCGATGGGCAAGGCCACTGCTACGTCCTCGACGTCGTCCGGGCGCAGCTCGAGGCGCCGCAGATGGCGCAGCAACTCGCCTCGCTCAAGGCCCGCTACGCCGCCCCGATGCGCTGGTACACGGGCGGCACGGAGGCCGGCGTCGCACAGCTCATGCAGTCGATGGGCGTCACCATCGAGACCATGCCGGCGCGCTCAGACAAGTTTCTCAGGTCTCAGAATGCGGCCGCCGCGTGGAACGCCTCGCGCATCAGCGTGCCGATGAACGCCGCATGGAGCAACGCGTTCGTCGAGGAGGTGCTCGCCTTCACTGGCGTCGGCGACCTGCACGACGACCAGGTCGACGCCCTCGCAGCCGCCTACGACCAACTGTTTCCGCAAGTCGCGACGCCCGTCGCCCAAGTCCTCAACCTCGACCTCCGACGCCGATGACAAAGAACAAGACGAAGCCCAAGCGAATCCACGCCGACGAAGCCCTGCCCGTCTGGGCGCTCGACTCCGGCCACGACGGCCTCCTCGAGATCTACGCGGTGAACGGCCGCCTCGAGCTCCGCTGCGACCTGTCGTTCGTAAACGACGACGAGGACACTGAGGACGGTCTGGCACGGCTCAAGGAAGAGGCGGCGGGCTACGCCGAGCGGAACCGCGAATGAGCGCCCGCATCTGGCTCCTTCGCCGCAGGACGAAGCGCCGCCGCCGCATCTGCCACCCCGGCATACACACGGGTCGCCGCTCGTGGCGGGCGACCGTCGAGCGCATCATGCAGGCCGACGAGACCAAGGGGCGCAACCCGCGCTACGCACTGCTCGGCGTCCGCGTCTGGTTGGCGTCGTGAGCGTCGACCTCGACGCCTGCGACGGAGCGACCTGCGCCGAGGCGACGGCCGTCGTCATTCACCGCGAGGGCTACGACGGCAAGCACCAGACGAACGACGGTCCGTGCGACTGCCAGCCCGTCGTCTTCTGCTCGGGCTGCGGCGGCTGGAAGCCGTCGACAACGCCGACCCTCAACTCGACAACATGGTGGGTGACCGAATGAGCGCGAAAGCATGGGGCCGCCGTCGCCTCGCCCGCTGGCAGCAGGCCGTCGTCGTCGCCCGTTTTTGGGGCGAGTTTGGCGACCAGCACGAGCGCGACGAGGCGGCACGAATAATCCGACGACTTGTCAGCAGAGCGCAGCGATACGGCGTCGAACTCGTCGTGGACTAGGGACCGACGCGGAGCGTGTGAATGTCGAGCGGCACACTGGTTGACTGGACGGCGACGCAGACCGTCTTCGGCGCGACGATGGGCGGGGGCGCGATCCCCGACCAGCCCGACATCATGGGGCGTATCAAGCGCCTCGGCATGAGCCCGCGTCAGACCGAGCTCAATCACCTCTGGAGCATCTACAAGGCGCAGCAGTACGAGACCTGTTCGTCGGAGTGGGATGGCAGCCAGAAGATCAGCCGCATCGACCGCGAGGCAATCAACTCGGGTGCGTACATCCCGCCGGGCTTCTACGACCTCGGCGCGATGCTGCCGCTTCGGTTCCGCAAGCCGACCGCGCCGTACCCGCTCGCCCGCGTCATCGTCGACCGCTTCACGAGCCTCCTTTTCTCCGAGAAGCGCCATCCGCGCGTCAAGGTTGAGGACGACGACGCGACGGATGACTACGTCGGCGCGCTCCTCGAGGCGTCCCGCTTCTGGCCGGTCTGGATGCAGGCGCGCGGCTTTGGCGGCGCGATGGGCTCGGTCGCCGTCGGCTTCTCCATCCTCGCCGGCAAGCCACACCTCGAGATATTCGACCCGCGCTGGGCGACGCCGACCTTCGTCTCCCGCACCGGCAACGAGCTCAAGCGGCTCGAGGTGCTCTACCAGTACCCGCGCGAGATCTACGACGGCGAGACCGGCGTCTGGCGAGAGGTGCCGTACTGGTATCGCCGAGTCATCGACGCCGAGCGCGACATCGTCTACCGCTCCATCCCGGTCACCGACGAGGCGCCGGTCTGGTCCGTCGAGAACGAGGTCGTCCACGGCTTGAACGAGGTTCCGGTCGTCTGGGTGCAGAACACCCCGTCGCAGGACGACGCCGACGGCGACAGCGACTACCACGGCGTCCTCGAGATGTTGCACGCCATCGACCAGCTTCTCGCCCAGGCGCAAATCGGGACCATCGCGAACGCCGACCCGACGCTCGTCATCAGCACCGACGCCGCGCTCCCGCCCGACCTCGCGAAAGGCTCCCGCGCCCCGATTCAGCTCCCGTCGAGCGGCAAGGCTCAGTACCTTGAACTGCAAGGCATCGGCGCGAAGGCCGCGACGGAGCTCGCCGACCTGTACCGCAAGCGCGTCCTTGAGGCGTGCCACTGTGTACTCGAGGATGGCGACGGCAAAGAGCGAACGGCCACCGAGGTCGAGCGCAGCTACGCGGCGATGATCGCCCGTACCGATGTCCTGCGCGAACAGTGGGGCGAGACGGGAATCAAGCCGCTGCTCCGCAAGATGCTGCGCGCCATCCGCCACGTCGAGCAGGGGCGCGTCGGCGAGGATGGCCGCGTCGTTCGCGGCATTGTGATGATCCCGCCGCACATCGACCGCAGCGCAGAGGGCAAGATCGTCGGAAAGCGCGCGCGCGAGGTTGGCGAGGGCGAGGTCATCGAACTCGTCTGGCCGGCGTACTTTGAGCCGACGATTACGGACGCTGACGTTGCGGTGAAGACAGCCGCAGCCGCACTCGCTGGAAAGCTCGTCGACCAGGAGGCCGCCGTCTCCTACGTCGCGCCGTTCTTCCATGTTGCCGACGCGAAGGCGATGTCCGACCGTATCCGCAACGAGGAAGCCAAGCAGATGGCGCTCGTTGGCGGTATCGAGGCCGGCCTGCCTGCCGGCGAGACCGTTGACGGTCCCGGCGCCGGTTCGCCGTTCGCGCCCGAGGCAGACGGGTCCATGTCCTCTGACGGTGCGGAGGCGCCGGTCGGTGGCGAGTCGATGACAGGTATCCAGATCGAGGCGCTGTCGTCGATGATCGAGAACGTGGTCGCGGGCAAGATCGGCTACGACTCCGGCGTCCGACTTATGACGACCGCATTCCCCGGCATCAGCGAAGCAAAGGCACAGGCGCTCCTCGGGGACAAGGACGACATCGAGGCCGCGCTTGCCGAGAAGGCGGCGGCGGAAGCCAAGTGATCATCGCAGTCGACTTCGACAGCACCCTCGTAGACGAGTGGGGGCGGAAGTTCTCGGACGTCACGACGCCGCTCCGGCTGATGGGCGGCGCCCGCAAGGCGCTCGAGGCGATGAAGGCGGCGGGCCACGTTGTACTGGTCTCGTCGGCGCGGGCAAACCTTGCCCTTCGCATCGACCCGGAGCTCGACCCGCTTGTGCGGGCCGGCATCGTGAAGCTCGACCGGAAGGCATGGGAGGCGGAGCAGCCGCTCCACGAGGCCCGGTATCAGCAGATGGTGCAGTTCTGCGCGACGACGCTCAAGGGGCTCGTCGACGCGGTGGACGACGGCGGGCAGGGGAAACCCGTCGCAGACGTCTACATCGACGACCGGGCGCTTCGGTTCGGCGGCGGCGTGGACGGGCATTCATGGTTCGACATCGCCCGTCAGTTTGGGGCGTAGGGAGACGGCATGAGCAACTTTCATCGGCACATGAAGCGATTCGCGGACGGCAAGGAAAGCCCGCTCGACATGCACCGCCGGTTCGCGTGGGGAAGCAAGCCCTGCACGACCTGCGGCGGCGCTCCGGTCATCCGCATCAAGACCTTTATGAAGGCCGACGACTTCACGAGCATGGTCGAGCCGGGGATCATGGCGATGATCGCCGCCGCGTGCGACGGCAAGCTCCCGACCGTCCCGACGAAGTTCGGACCCATCGTTCGCATCGGTGACGCCTACGCCTGCAAGGCATGCCAGAAGGACGCCGAGGTCGCAGCGGCCAAGCTGCCCGACCACGTCATCGTCGAGCTGGACAGGGGGCCGAAAAACATCCCGATTCAGGTCGGCGCGACCGGCCTCGTGCTGGCCTAGCCGTGGACCGGCGCTGCACGACGTGCCGGCAGGTCGCCACGCTCTACGCGCACTCGCTGGCGGAGGAGGAGCAGCGCTGGTCGGGCGGCGACGAGAGCCTCTGTCCGTGCGTGCCAACGCTGCTCTGCGCCGTCTGTCACCACTCCCTGCTCGACGGACAGGCGCTCGTCCTGCTCGGCGAGGAAGACGCGCCGAAACAGGAATCCGCACTGGTTCACTGAGGTCCGCATGGCCGACTCGTTCAAGCCGCCGGAATCCGCTCGCAGGGCCGCCGCCCACGGCCTTGAGTTGCGCCGCAAGTGGGGACGCGGTGGCACCGCTGTCGGCGTCGCCCGAGCTCGCGACCTAGCCGGAGGCAAGAACGTCTCCCGTGAGACCGTCGGCCGCATGGCCGCCTTCGCGCGTCACCTCGACCAGCCGGAGGCAGAGCATGCCGAGGGACCGAGCGCGCGCGAGGTGGCCCTCAAGCTCTGGGGCGGACGCGCTGGCATCACCTGGGCGAAGTCGGTGATGGAGCGCCTCAAGAAGAAGGGCAAGTAGCCGTGCCGATCAAGAGCCTGCGCCAGATGCGTTACCTCTTCGCTGCTGAGAAGCGCGGCGACATCCCGAAGGGCACGGCCAAGGAGTTCGTCGCGGCCACGCCGAAGGCAAAGCTCGCAAAACTGCCAGAGACCGTGAAGAAGGACCGGCGGCGGCTCGACCCGCTCGTCAAGGCGCGACGCGCTGGGAAGGCCAAGTGAGCGACGCGCTGAAGCGGTTCGCCGCGACCCTGCCCAAGCCTGCGCCCGCCGATGGCGGCGAGGGCCGCGCGCTCGAGCGACTGCGCGCCGAGGCGGCTGCGGCCGGCGCCACGCTCGCGAAGGAAGGCAAGGGTGGGCTCCCGTCGTCGACGGCGCTCGGAGTCTTCCGGCGCGACGAGTACCGCTGCAAGAAGTGCGGCCTGCGCGAGAACCTTGAGCTACACCACAAGGGTGACCTCAAGCACCCGCCGTCCTTGCGCCTCGCCCGCATGTCGGTCGGCCTTGACCCGAAGACCATCACGGTTGTCTGTGCCCGTTGCCACGACGCCATACATCGCTCCGACGAGACTCTGAGTGGGTAAGCCTGCGACACCAGACGAGCTGGCTCGAGCGCAGGAGCGCGTCGAGGCCGCGTTCCAAGCTACCGGCCGAACGCTCGAACGACTCACGCGTGAGCGTGGCGTTCTTCCGATGCAAAAGCTCATCGAGTCGGCGGCGGCAGAGATGCAGCGCAAGGTCTCGCGTCTCGCACCCGACGACGAGACGTTTACCGCCGTTCAGCAGCGGGCCATCCTCGCGCAGTATCGGGCGATGCTGCTCGAACTCCAGCCGCGCATGACGCGCGTACTTGGCGAGGCATCCCGCGAGGCGCAGGTCGAGAGCATTCGCTCGATGGTCAAGACGCTTGCACTTGCGGAGCTCGAGTTTGAGGGCGTGACGACGCCGCTCCCGCTGACGCAGGCCGCTCGCATGGCGGGCGTCGTCGACAAGGACCGCGCCTCGCTCCTACGGCAGCACGACGTCTCGGTGCGAACCTACGGCGTCGACAGCATCACGCAGGCCGAACGGTACCTCGGTCAAGCCTTCGCCACGCAGAAGTCGTACTCCGAAACCGTCGCTGGCCTGTTCGACATGGTCGACCAGTCGCGCTACCGCGCCGAGCGCATCGTTAGGACCGAGACATCGTGGGCGTGGAACACGGCGCATGCCTCCGCGCTCGACGAGGCGTCTGACATCGTGCCTGGCTTGTTCCGCCGATGGGTCGAGTACGTCGATGACACGACGGGCGCTCCGCTCGACGGTCGCGTCGCGAACGACTCGCTCGCCCTGCACGGACAGGTCTGCTTCACGCCGACCGGCGCGACGATGGAGGCCCGCTCGACATTCCTGGTCGGCGGGACCGGCGGCTTCGAAATGCCGCGAGACAACCGCGTCAACGCAAAGCTCTGGGGCAAGCGGTACGCGCACCCGCCGAACCGGCCGAACGACCGAAGCCGCGTCGTTGGATGGAAGGTCGACTGGCCGGTCCCTGCCTACATGGTCGTCAACGGCGAACGCATGGACGTTAAGAAGGCGCTCGCGCTGATGTCTGGCAAGCATGCCGAGACGGCGCTCGAGGACGCGCGGGGTGTGGACATCGAAGAGCAGGCTCGCGCGACGAACAAAGAGGTCGAGGAGGCGCGGGCAGGGTTTGCTCAAGAGAGAGAGCGGCGACGCGCTGACGCAGCATCTCAACGACGACGAAGCAGGTAATCGCTGTCCCGCAATAGGGACCGCTTTGTGCGCCTTCATCGGCGCGAGGTATTGACGATGGACGCAGCGAAGCTCAAGGCATTTGCCGGCCACGGCGCGGGCGAGGGCAGCGGCAAGGGCGGCATGCTCGGTGAGCCGGGTGTGGCGAAGGCTCCGGCCAGCCAGAAGGAGGCCGACCTCAAGAAGAAGGCGGCTGACTTGATGGCGAAGGCCGTCGCGGTCGCCCACGACGAGGACGCCACCGGTCACGAGGAAATGGCCGAGCACCTCGCCGGCTTCGACCCCGAGGAAGACGAGGCTCCGAGCGGCGTCAAGGACGTCGGTCTCTGGAAGCGCTTCGTCGCCGTGGTCGACCCCGAAGGCAAGGGCAAGGAGCTCGAACACCCGTACGCCGTGGCGCTCGCGCTCTACTGGCTCTCGGGTGGTCCGCTCGAAGACCTCTACGAGCACGCCGAAGAGGGCGAGGCCGCAGAAGAGGCGGAAGAGTTCGAGGAGGACGAGGACTAGCTCCTCGTCGGGAGGCCCCATGGCCGAGAATGATCCGAAGTCGTTGGCCGAGGCGTATCGCGAGATGCTGATGGGCCGCGAGCCGCAGGGGCTCGTGAGCGCCGACGTCAACCTGCCCGCGCTGTCGCGCGTCAACACGACGGCCGCACAGCAGAAGGCGAAGGGCAACCCGGTCGGCGCTCGTTGGCTCGAGGGTGCCACCACGCGCGACGTCCGCTCGTACCGCGACGTTCGAGGAGGTAAGTGATGTTCCAGTCGAAGGCAGGCAACCTGCGCTCACCGCGCAAGGAGGCCGAGAAGAAGGGCACCGAGGCGGCTGGCTTCTCGTCGTGGGACTACGACGCGCAGGCCGGCATCCCCGACCGCGCGATGGGCGCGGGCCAGAAGTACGACGACAAGTCGGCGGGCCTGTCGCCCGTCAACGCTCCGACGGCCGCTTCGCGCAAGCCGTTCTGAGGTTCCGCATGAACAAGAACACCGAGATCGCGGCGGCCGTGCAGTCGGGCGCTGAGAAAGACCCGGTCTGCGTCGTCGCGCAGCAGACGGGCCACTACCAGGGGAACGTCACCGTCGCCCCGTCCACCTCGCCCCTCGTTGGGCAGCCGAAGCCCTTCAAGGGCTAGGAGAATCCACATGGTCAAGAACTCCGAGTTCGTCCCGATGGCGCAGCCCGCCGATCCGATGGACGCGATCAAGAAGGCACAGGGCTCGTTCGTCTCGAACGTCCCCGCCGCCGCCGGCCTCGAGGACATGACCGCTCTCGCGGCCATGCCGAAGCAGGTCCAGCCGAAGCCGTTCAAGGGATAGCGCACATGGCGGACTTGATTCTTCCGACGACGTTCGAACTCTCCGGCGGCTACGCGCTCGCGCCGACGCTTCCCCTTGCGGGCGGCGTCGAGGCGGCGGTCGAGCTGACGGAGGTCGTGCAGTTGTCGGCGGTGTCCGGTCCGCTGTCGCGCTCGCTCGCCCCGAATGCCATCGCAACACTCGATGTCGAGACGCTTCTCGGCACTGACGTCGGCGGTGGCGTGCTCGTTGTTCAGTCGACGGGCGCAGTGCGAGTCGAGTGTTCGGGCGTCCTTGACGCTCGCGGCACGACCCTTGTGCTCATCCTCGACGCGAACCTGCTGACGGGCACGCTGTCGATTACCAACTTGTCAGCAACCACTTCCGCCTCCGTGCGATTCACGCTCGGCGCGCAGAGATAGGACCGCCGCAATGTCCACGACGACCGTTCCCCAGACCCTCGAGCTTGGCCTGAGCCAGGCAAACCCCGGCTTCATCGCCGACGCTCTCCGCAAGGTCGACCTCGGCAGCATGCTGTACAAGCAGGTCGAGACCATCACGCAGGCCAGCTCCACCACCGTCGCGCTGTCGAAGGCCGCCTTCGCTCCGGCTGGCGTGTGCGTGCGCGTCACCGCCGGCGGCTCGCTTGGCGCGTACCTCGTGGTCGACTCCGGCGGCATCGCCGTCGACGTCGGTACCGAGATCGGTGTCTGCCTGCTGGCCGACGACGGCCTCTCGCTCGAGTTCGCCTCGGCCGTCACCGAGTGCGTGGTGACCTACGCCGCCGCCGCCGCCGCCCCGAAGGACGAGGCGTTCGGCTTCTAGTCGCAGCATTCGGACGGCGCCCCCCTCGTCGTTCGATAGGGGCTCGGCGGGTTCGTCTCCCGCTCGCCGAGCCCCACTTTCCACCGGGAGACACAACCATCTCGACAGCGTGCCGCCACGCCATACGCGGGCGGTAACTACGCGGACAAGGCACCATGTCGGAAAACACCAGCACGCCCCCTGTACAGGCCGGCGACGCCACCGTGGCGACCGCACAGCCCATCGCTCCGGGCAACCTCGTCTCCGGCGACACCGTCGCCGCGCCGATGGGCGCTCCCGAGCAGCAGCAGGGCAAGACCATCTCTCTTCCCACGAGCGCCTTCGCGAAGCTGAAGGCGGATGCGGCCGAGAAGGGCAAGAGGGCAGCGCTTACCGAGATGCAGGCCAAGGCGAAAGCCTTCGGCTTTGACTCGGTCGACGCGATGTTCCAGGCGCTCGAAACGGCGCGCGCCAACCCGAGCGCACCGGCACAGCAGGAGAACCGCGCCACCCCCAGGGCGACGCAGGCGACGCAGGCGCAGCCGGCGAAGCAGTCGAGCAACGGCAATGTCTCGGCCGAGGCGCTCCGCATCGCGAAGGACATGGAGCGCGCTCGCAAGGAAGCCGAGAAGGCGAGCCGCGAGGCCCGTCGGTATCGGCAGGAGCTCGAGGAGTTCCAGGCGACGGCCGAAATGAAGGAAGTCCTCCTTCGGGCCGGCGTGCGCGAGGATGTCGACTACGCGCTCGACCTCATGCGCCGCGACATCAACGCGAAGCTCCAGACCGATCCCGAGCTCGCGAGCTATTCCACCGAGGAGTTCCTCAAGAGCCTCCGCACGAACAAGCCGTTCCTTTTCGGCGAGGCGCGCGTGGCCGCGACGACGGGTACCGGCGGCGAGGGCGTGCAGGCGCGTCCGCTTGCCCCTGGGCAGGCCGCCGCGACGACGGCGCAGGCCGACCAGTTCGACGCTCGCAAGGCGTCAGCCGAGCAGATCAAGGCGCGTCTCGCGCAGCTCGGCGTGCAGTATTCCCGCCAGTAATAGGGCTGGCGGAAGCAACCCTGTCTCGGTGGAACGCGGAAACGCCGAGACCTTCTCACTTCCGCACAGACTTTAGGTGACACATGGCTGACTTTTCCGTCATTGCCCAGAGCGGCCAGGTCCGCGCTCTCGTGCAGGAGGGCTTGCTCGAGCGCGCCTTCCACGACTCTCTCTTCCCCCGCATGCTGTTCCGTGGCGACGCCGAGCAGAAGGCGTGGACCGCGAACCTCGGCGACAGCATGTACTTCACGGGCGCCGGCCTGCTCGACATCTCGCTGAAGCCGCAGCAGGCGAACGTCGACCCGACCCCGTCGACGTACTCGAACGAGCAGTGGATCGCGCAGCTCAACAGCTACAGCGGGTCCATCGACACGAACATCCCGACCAGCGTGAACGCCATCGCTGATCTGTTCGTTCGCAACGCCCAGCAGCTCGGCCTCGCGGCGGCGAAGACCATCAACCGCCTCGCCCGCGACCGCATGTACAACGCGGCCCTCGACGGCCAGACGGTGTGCGACGGCGGCGCGTCCTCGGGCGCCTCGACCATCGCCGTGAAGCGCCTCAACGGCTTCACCACGGCGCGCAACCCCGGCCTGCCCAGCGGCTCGCCGGTGCGCTTCGCTCCGGTGACGACGGGCAACCCGCTCGCCATCGTCATCAACATCGGCGGCTCGCTCGTCGCGAACACCGTCGTCGGCTACGTCCCCGGCGTCGCTGGTGACGAGATCGGGCCGGGCTCGCTCGTGCTCGGCACGCCGCTCTCCGGCAACGTCTCCGACCGCGCCGCCGTGCTCGCGTCGGACCGCAGCATCGTCATCCGCGCTGCCACCAACGGCGGCCAGGGCATCAACAGCACAGTCGACAGCGTCGACGCCGTGTTCTCGATGACCCAGATCCGCGCGGCGGTCGCTCGCTTCCGCCAGCAGAACGTCCCC